TTACCACCTTTACTTGCAGCAAAAGGTGAAGTTCCTGGACGAGGAGCTACTGAATTCCATTTTACTGAACCAGCAATCGCATACTGCTCATCATACCAATCTGCTACTGCTGATACTGCAGAACCAGAAACTACAGATGTTGTTGTGAAATTAGCAGAACCAGCATCTAAAATAACTGCTACTTGAGTAGTATCTCCTGCATTACTCTCGTATGCTTTACCTGTTGCCGTGCCATCAGTTACGGTTGCACCAGCAGCAAATGAAACACCAGAAGCAAGGGTCAGAATTTGGTCTGCACCCCTGTCGATTACTGCAACTCTAAGTGCATTACCCCAGCTGCCAGGATTTTTTGCTACAAATTTATAACCTGGAGTTACACCTTCTACATTAGATTCATATTCACTGATACTATTTACTTTAACATTGGCAATGCCACTTGCAGTTGCACCAGTCGCATTAGCATTTGTAAGGTTGCTTGCGCTACTATCAGAAATTCTTGCTACTTGAAGATTACCACCGTAGTTCAGAAACTCTGACGCAGTAAACCACCACTCAAAGTTATCAGCGGTTGGTTTACCAAAAGTTTCTACTAAGTCTTTCTCAGTGGTGATTAATTTTGCTACGCCGACTTCACCCTTTGTGAAAGGACCAGCAATAGCACCAACGTTTGTGATTGTTTCCTGAAGCCTTGAATTAGTAAGGTCACGCTCCTGAACAATGATACCTGGCGATAATTGTGTTGCCATCTTTTACCCCTAAAGTTCAGATTTGATTCTAAACTTATTTATAAATTACTCTATTTCAGAGGTAAGTTCCCATATAAGTGAATTCGCTTGCTACATCACCGTATTCATCTAGATACCAGCGGTCTCCATCTACATCAACAAAACTTTTCTCTTCATCATTGATGCCATCAGAGATAAATCCAAATGGTGACATATCTTGTTCAATCTGATTTTTCTGTTCTTCATAGATTCTTTGACGAACATCATTGTCCGTCATCTCTTTAAAATAATCTTGAACTGCCAACCAGCAGAATATTACCAGACACATTGCAAGGTCATCGTGACAACCTTCCTCTGCTTCAAATGAGTTGTTCTTCTGGATGAATGTAGTTAGTTCTGCAATGGTATCATAGTCTGGAATGACAAGTTTATCGTCTTCAATAAATGTCTTTAAGTTGAGGCATCCAACCTTCTTCACGGTCTTAGACATCTTTACCCCCAACTGTGTTTTCTTTCCAGAGAAACCTGTACCTACAATCTGACCAGCACGACCTCTCATAGCACACATAAGTACGTGGTCATACTCAAGATCGAAGTGAATCATCCCAGCAACTTGGTCACCAATATCATTCACCTCTGTTAAAATATATGCTCTATTATAAGACCTCGCAAGTTCTACAATAACATTTGGAAAAAGTATTGGTTTAATTTCATTATTCTTATATCTTGCTACTAATTTATAAGGAAATTTTGTGATGTCAAAAATCAAGAATGCAGAGTAATCGTTTCCTACTCCACGAGCAACGTCAACAGTCATGATATAATCATGTTCATCTTTTGGTTCTTCGTAAACTACTAGTCCTTTACCATTATCCTTAAGAGGATCTTCATAAACCATTGTGCGAAGTTTGCTTGCCGAGATAAGAGTATCAACCGATCCAAGAAATTCGCATTCAAATTCTTGAGTGAACTGTCTCTGTGAAGTGTTTGCAATGGTTTGTTCTTTCCATTTGGCATCTCTACCAGGAACCTGAGACCAGTGAACTTCTGTGGTAATATATTCGTTCTTACCACGCTCAGCATCGTGCCAAAGTTTATAGAACATATTCATCCCGTTTGGCGTGGAGATGATAATAACTTTGGTAGATTTACCAGATGAGATGGTAGGATATACTGAACTAAAGAACTGTTCTGCAATATGAGTCGGAACGAACGCAAATTCATCCAAGAAAATAATATTGAAGGACATTCCTCGGACAGCAGAACTGGAGGTAGATGCTGCCATAATCTTGGAACCATTTTCAAGTTCTAGAGAACCTTTGTTCCAAGAAATAATACCTTGTTGCATCCATTTTGGAAGATTCTCGTATGCCAACTGCAGTCTGCCAAGCAGTTCTCTGGACGTTGACAGTTTGTTTGCAAGAATACCTATGTTTACGTTATCATTGAACAAAGCATAGTGCAGGAGGTAGGAAACCACTGTAGTGGATTTTCCTGTCTGACGAGGAAGTTTTGCAATATTAAAACGATTCTCGTGGAACCTACGAATCATATCCTCTTGAAAATCCCACATTTCAAAAGGGACTAGACCTTCATCAAGAGAAACAATTTTGATGTAATGTTTAGTAAAATATACGGGATCATCTTTACACTTCAACCACTCCTCGATTTGCTCAGGAGTAAATTGAATCTGCACATTCGCTGCTTTAAGGTTTGGCGAACCTTTATATACTTGATTCTGAGACATATTATTTTATCAATGTTTAGTTATATTGAATGCCATTAAATCACCAAATATTTTATACCCTTCTGGTATTTGTACTGGTATAGAAGATTTTGCTGGTACATTTAGAAGTTGATAATTAGTATCACCACTTAAAGTCACAGTAATATCTTCATCAGTAATATTTTCAATAGTGCAAATCATACTAACAATTCCAAGCTCTTAATGATTTATTAATTCTTGAATCTGGGTCCTTAGCAGTTTTTTTAGAAGTTAACTTCTTCTTCATTCCTTTCATTCTGGCACAAAACGACGCCCTGCGGGGATTTCCAACCTTTTTTGAAGGTGCCTTAAGGTCGCTTCCAGGATTCTCACGCTCGTAAGATTTACGTCCTTTTTCATTGAGTCCCCCACTGGAACTCTTACCAGACTTTTTTGTCCAGGCAGCCCCCTCGTCAAGTTCGATAAACTCCTTAAAGGATAGTTTATTTAGTTCAGGATAAACTTCTTCATTTTTACTTGACATATACATTGCAGCAGAGTTAAGATAATCTGTTGCTAATGTAATTTTAGATTGAACCCAAGCAGGAACTTGCATAGTTGGACTTGTTACTACCTGACGAAGCATATCGCAGTAGTGTTCAAGTTCATCAAGTTGGTTCATAATCATAGAACCTTCATCGTCAAGTTCTCTACCCATTGCTACATCGATATGATTCTCGTTCATTTTTTTACCGTCCTCCCATTTTTTCTTGAGTTGTTTTTCCATTTTTAATAACCCCCCATAATAATCTGGGAACTCTGCAATATGCTGCAGAGCGATTCCATAAGCTTCTTCATGTGAAGTGGTATGTTCCCGCTCTACAGTAGAACCAATCTCTGCTTGACGCACAACATAATCAACAGAGACGCCGTGCTTCTGCGCAATTTCTTTTTCTGAAGGAACTCTTTTTTTCATTTTACTACTCCTTAATTACAATACCTTCAGCAAATACACCAGCAAGGTTTGATCCTGATAATGATTTGATTTGCAACTCAATGGTTGTCTTCTCATCATATCTAAATGGAATACGACGAAGAATATTCATCTGGTTGATGTATGGAGTATCAGCAACTCGGAGAATAGTTCCGTTTGGTAGAGTAACTTTGTTTCTGAATTGTCCTGGTTTTGCTGATGACCCATCGTTCATGAAGGCATCAATTCTCATCAGGTAGAAGCTACAACCAGCAGGCACTGTATAAATCGCTGCTTGGTTTCTTCCAAGACCAGCAGTAATTCTGCCATAAGTTACGCCATTATTTTTTGCTGTGATATTGCCAGTAGCATTACCACTAACAGTAATCATATCGTTGATACGATAGAAACCTTGTGTTACTGGTGGAGTAGCGTTATTGATAGTAACAACTTGACTGATTTCTTGGAAGTTGATATCAACCCCAGAGATTCTTATCTGAACTCCATCATCCGCTGTCGTGCCAATATCACTGGCAATCGTCATCGGCAGAGCAGATGTTGGGAATACATAAGCAGTTGTATCTGCCAGTTCCCAAACTGTTCTCATCGTAGTTCCAATTGAAGCGTTGAAACCAAATAAGTTTCTTACTGATGCTCCACGAACCTTGCCTCTGGCAACGTTTAGAGCAAAATTTTCGTCCCAGATGAAATTTGACATTATACTAATCCAATAATGTTATCTAACTGTGCCATGATTAGTGAGTGTAACCTACTTTAACACCTAATACACTTGCGCTCGCAGCACGAACTCTTTGGTCTGGTTCTTTTTCCAGAAGTTCTGTCTGCCCTGCTGCAATAGTGAATGTTCCTACTGCAGTCGAATCATCTGATTCATTGAGAGTTACTACCACAGCACCAGTAGTAGGATTCACTAATCTTACTAATGTCGCATTTCCAAAAGTATTACCACTACTAGTAGATAATGCTGCCTCGCTTCCGAGTAATCTAATTCTCATCGTTACTTGCCTTTTTGATTATTTAGGTTTTTCGATGCGTTCTTTAACATTTTCGCAAGGTCTGCGGTGGAACCAACAAACATAGTATTATTGACAGTAGTAGGAGATTTTTTATCTTCTGTTCTAATGTCTTTCATTTTCTTTTGAAGGTCTGCCAACTTGTCAGTAATATCAGCAACATTCTTAATACCTTGGAAAGCAACTTCATATGCTCTAGGATGATTGCTGCTACGAGCAACTTCAATCAGTTCATCAATAGCAACTTGACCTTTCTGAATCAATTCATAAAGTTCTGTGCGGGCATACTTATAGTCAGCATCAATATCTTCTACATTTTCAACTGGCGGTTTTGTAGAAACTACTTCAGTTTCTACTGGTTCAATATCAAAAAGGTCTTCCATATTTTCTTGAAATTTATGGTCCATAGTATTCTATACCTTCATTAAATCCAAAATCATCTTCTGCTGTAAGTAGTGCTGTATCAACAGCATCCACGTCATTGTCTCCATCTTGGTCAGTAATTGCTTCTGGTTGAACCTCATACTTAAGAACTCTTGCATTAGTAACCTTATCTCCAATATTAATATTGGCGATAGATTTCTTAATAATATTACCAGCAGTAACAGGACCGTATAGATAAGTCTTAGCAGTAAAACGAAGTGTCCAAGTTATATATCTTCTTGTGCTATAATCACCTTCATAGTCATCACTGTAATCTACACTATTTAAAATAACAGGAATATCACGCACTTCATTCATCTCAGGAATTAATTCTACTGTTACAGTAAATTGTGGTTGAAAGAATGGTAAAATTTGTTCTATAATTTGAAGACCATCATCTTGAGTTTTTGCAATAATTGTCAGTTCAAACTCTACATTATAGGGAACTGGCATATACTGCTTTCTGTTAGTAGAACCACTGTCATCAGAAAGTGCTCTATTCAGTTGAGTTGGTGGAACTTTTCTACTACCATCATAAGAAATTCCTGTCATTTCAAATGACATTCTTGGAATTGTGATGGTAAATTTTCTGTCAAGGTCAGGTGCCTGCTGTAGTCTTGCTAAAAACTTTTGAGCAGGACCATATGCCAAAGGAACCTTTTCTTGTTTTACAAAGTTTCCTTGGTCATCGAAAGTTTTTAATTGAATATTATTAAACAGTGTACCAAATGTGGTAACTGTTTTGCGAATAATTTTGTGATAAAAATAAGTTCCTAACATTAGAAGCTACCTTGAATGTCTCCGTATTCACCGAAAGGATTGCTTTCAGTAAAGTCAATAATTAAATCACCATTATCTTCAATGATTCTATTTTCTGAATAACTATCAATCATATCAAGAGTATCATAACTTTGAACCTTCCACTTAGCACCAGAATCCAAACCTTTCACAGTTTCATTTGGTGCAAAATTGCCAGTAATATATGCTACGTTCAATACTCTTGCTGTTGGTTCCCACTCTGCTACTTTTGCAGTATAATTCTTAGGAGAATCATCTACAACTACACTGGGGACACCAGAATATGTTTGCATCATTGATGGAGGAGGAACAAAAGTAACTCTACCTCCAGAAATAGTAGCAGTGCTACTATCAATATAGTTTCCGATAGAATCGTAGAAAAATACTGTAGGTTCTGTTGTATAACCTTCACCAGGATTTGTAATTGTCAAATCGCCTAATGTTCCACCACTAAGAACAACTGCAGATACTGTAGCTGTAAATCTAGAACCAATAACTTTCTCATCAGGTTTATAATGACCAAACCCATTCGGGAACATATAAATTGGAAATACTCCAGATTCTTTTTCTGTATTGTCAATTTTTTCAATACCAGTATCAAATATACTATCACCATATTCAAAAATTTCACAGGTCATCGTATAGATGTACAAATTATTTAGTTGGTAGAAAGGTTTTTGATTTTCTACATATTTGATTTCAAATACAGTTTGATTTAATGGAAAATAAATTAAATCGCCATCATTAGGTCTGCCACCAACAATTTTATTTGTTGCTAAATCTACAAAATCTTTCCATCTGCGACGTGATACAGTGAGAGTTACTTCATCAGTTACACGTAATCCAAACTTGGAAAGCATATCTCCCTTTCCGCCAAAATTCTCAAAGTTCTCAAGATACATTTCAATGAGATAACTGTCACGATATTGTGAATAATAAATATCATTCCATAGTTTATCCTCATAAACTTTTCTGGGAATGTAATAACATTCAATCCCATACATTTTGATTTGCTCGTCAATCAAATCTTGTACTAGATTTTGTTCACCGTTTGTTCCTTGGGTGAAATAAAGATTTCTTGCCATTATCCAATCATATCCAGTGGAGGAAGTTCTGCTGCCAGTTGGAATTCTGTCATAATCTTTTCAATTTCTGCTTCCGCATCTTCATAAATTTCTCTGCCATTCAATGTGATGCCACCAGGAAGAGATACATTTCTAAACTTAATTAAATTTTGTCCCCACTGACGTTTGATAAGTGCTGTAGCATAACGTTTCAACCATACATCATTCCAAACTTCTGTGCTTTCTGTGGGGTCAAGCATTCTATAACAATCAATCAGTAAGAAATTTCCTGATGTTAGTTGATCGTAATCAGTATCAATCCAGAGTTTATTTTCTCTCTTATTAAAACGAACTGGTTTAAAATTAGATAATACCCAATCAAGAGTTTCTAGGTAACTTTTAATCATATAGTAGTTTAAGATTTCCATTGAACCGAAATTATAGAAATCATTTAAGAATAATTGATATTTAATACTGAAAATATTTCCTGATACTGACGATACACTATTATCTTGTGCATATACTTGAGTAATTCCAAGAATATGATTTGGGATAGTAATATAATTATTTTGCTCTAAGAATGTTGTTCCAGATACTGTAGTATTTGTTTTGGCAGATTGCACAACATTATCAGTTATTTCTAATTTTAAAATAGTGCGAATACTGCCATCAAAATGACGTTCTTGGAAGAATTGAATTGCATCATCAATTGCGTCTTCAATCTGATCGTCATCTACATTAATTTCAAGCACTGGAAAACCAAGCTTGCGAAGACAATAATCAATTAGTTGTTGACGTGAGGCGGGACGAGCCATGAATAAAAAAATACCCCTAGTTTCCTAGAGGTATTTATAAACTAGTTGTCTAGTATTTATTATGCCTGAGATTCAGTCCAGGTAAATCTTGCAGTAACAGTTGTTGCTGCTGCAGTATCAGTTGGAACTACCGCGAGGGTAAGAATGTCAGGTCCATTGGGGAATACATAATCACCACCAAGAATACTGTTGCTAAGTTCAAGCAGTTTATCAAGTTCTTGCTGAACAGGTGAGTTAACAGGAGCACGGAACTCATAAATTGTAACACCACCAGTAATACTGTCAGCAGCCTGACCAGTGTGCTTAATAACTTGAGTCAATGAAGGTGTACCATAGTTAGTGAAGTATGCTGATTGCGACAAGCTACCATTCAGAATCAAACGAACCGATGCAGGTCTGTTATTTGTATTACCAATAACGATACCGCAAGAAGATGGTGCAAGAATCATTCTATTGATTAAATCTCTGTCTCCCAATCTTCCTACAATCGAACTGTCAACGGAAGGTGCCAGTCTCAGCGAAAGAATAGGTACTGGTGTACCAGCAAGAGTTTGTGGAACAGAAAGTGTGTCAGAACCCTGAGAACCTGATGCAACAGTGAACAGGTATGCCTTATCATCCTCAAATCCACCATCCATGATTACAGAAGCACCCCAGTGGTAGAGGGATGGTGCGTAGGTTGGGTTAGCACCATTTTCAATTTCATAACGAGCAGGCAGGTTACCTGAACGGAGGTATGCTTCATTCTCTTTGTTGTTATGTACAAATTCATGTACATACATTACCATACCATCTTTGCCCTTGAATCCAAAGCGAACCTTACCAGCACCATACCAGGAATAATCCATGTATGCCATTTGCATTCTATGAATATTCAGTTTGAATCCGCTAGGACCATTACCATCACACTTATCAATATTCCACTGCGATTGGGGAACACGAAGGTCAATTGTCTTAGTCATGATAATTCTATTTCCAGTTGTTCCTCTATATGCAGGCGAAATATGGATAGAAGTATCAGATTCTATCGAAGTTACCTTATACGACATACCACGAACAACAATCTTATCACCAGCAGCAAGTTGCTTTGTGAATTTGGTATTAGTACCTGTGATAGAGTTGCTATTTTGAACTACTGATACGACACCACCGAGTTGAGAAGTTGAATTTCTTCTCACACACCAGAGTTGCTGACCATCATACTCATAGAACATACCGTTCTGGTCATCAAACATACCTGCTCTTACATAAGCATCTTGCCATTCATAAACAAACAGTGCAGGGAATCCAGATGGTGCTAAATCAGTAGGAACACCATTTGTAGCATATCTAAATGTAAATTCATCAATGACATTGAATACTGTGAAGTATTGTCCGTTTGATGGAGTAATATAAGGAGTGTTTGAACCAGAAGTAACTTCTACACTTTCAACAATAATTTTATTTCCAGCACTCAGGTTGTGTGGTTTTCTAGTTACAACTGTTGCGTAAGTAGAACCATCATGAGTGATGTGTGAAACATCCAGTGAAGGACTAAAACTCATACCAGTTGAATACTGGAGACCTTTACCTGACTGATAACGGAAGTATCTTCTCGTTTGTCTTGTGATCGAAACTTGAGGATTCTTCGCTGCTTGAATTTCAACACCACCATCAAATGGTCTGTGTAAATTGAGACAGTTTGATCTTACATATGCTTCTGTTCTGTAAAGGAAAGGAAGAGCCTGGATTACGCCGTCTCTGATATGTGCAGATACCTGACCAGTGTAATAATTAGCACTTGCGATACCAGCATTGCCAGCACCAGTTCCTTGACCATCAGCAGATAAAGCACCTGATGAAGTATAACGAATGTTGGAACTACCGCAAGAAGTAGCAACAATCAGATAATGGTTGAAACCTTGACCTGTGCTTGTTAAGTTAACAGCAGAACCAAGGAATGCGTTAGAGAGTGATGTCAGAGAGTTTGCTGGGTTGCCGTCACCGCAAAGTTTAATGATATTATCATTTACCTTGTGTACGAAGTACGTACCACCTTCAACGAGACCACCGATAGGTAATCCAATATTAAATCCAGCGGAGTAGTAAACTTTAGTACCAGTATTCAGGCCGTGATTATGAATATAAAGTTCTTCTCTCTCTAAGTTAACTACTGATGTTACCAGTCCATTGACAGCAATTAAGTTTTCTTGTGGATTGAACGTAATCTGTCTTGAAGGATATGGGTCAGTTACGACCATTTCTGAGTCGTTATTAACAGCAACTACAGTAGATGAATAAACGAGACCCTCAATCTTCTCTAATCTATGAGTTGTACCTGTACCAGCAAAAGCAGTTCCAGGAACAATAATATCAGTAGTATCAATAATTCTCAGAGTACCAGCACCAGCTTGAGAAGTTACGTTTGAACCAGCATTATAATATGTGATTGTAGTTGATGTAGCAGCAGTAACAGTTACGAACTGAGCATCAAAGCTATCCTGACCACCTGTAGTAACATCAATTGTAGCAAGATATGTCTGGTTAAGAACTAAGTTATGTGCTGCAGTTGTGATTGTAGCAACGTTGGATGTTCTTGCGATGTTCGTAATTGCAATACCAGTTGTGTAAAGGTTAGCAGTTGAGCTATAGCTATTACCATTCCAAGCACCAGATGGTGAACTATGGAGGGTAAAGTTATTAACACCAAGTACGTTTACATAGTAAACAGCATTTGCAATCAACTTATCATTGTTAGTAGTTAAGTTAGAACCAGCTGCTGGTCTTTGTGGGAGACCTCCAGTGTAGTTATTTGCTAAAGGAGAAGTACCTGCGTGCCCACCACCTTGAGTATCTGTACGATAGAATACAGCATCACCAGTTGATAAGTTGTGGTTGTTTACTGTAAATACACCAGTTGAAGTACTTACTGCGTTTCCTGCGAAAGGAACAGTTCTTACTGGAATTGTATTGGTAATTCTAACAATGTCATTTCCTTTATACTGAGCAAGGAACTTAGTAGTATAGGATGGCAGAGTTGGAAGCAACATCCAGTGGTTATTATATACTGCGTTATTATCAATTGGTTGCTGATTATTATTAAAGAAGGTAGTATTTAAGTTACCGCTAATTGACATGTAATAGTCACCACGGAACAATACTACATCACCATAAACGTAGTTATCTGCAGAACTCCACTCTCCTTTAAATGTAGTTCCTTTCAGTGTTGGGTTTGTCAGTTTAATTTGGTGAAGTGTTCCTTTACCAACACCCAGAATATCAACAAGGTCTGTATTTGTATAAGCACCCACCCATGAGTTATGGAGGGAGAATTGACCAGCTGACTGACCACTTGCAGCACCACCTCTTGCGAGAGGACCACTAGTGAATGGGTTTACTGTGTTATTAATGAAATATTGTCTACCACTGATGAGACCAGCAATAGGTGAACCATTACCCCATACCTGATAAATTACACGGTCTCCCGTAACAAAACCATGGTTAGTTAAAATCAATCTATCAGCAGCAGATGAAATCGCAGCAGCAGATGAACCATTAATGATATTATCACGAGCAACGATTGTTCCTACTCCATTTCCAAGACTTTCTCCAAATACTTGTGAACTGATAAATTTATGTCCTTTTGAGTTAACACCACCAATTGCCATTCTACCAAGAACTGCAGTAGTTGTAACAACTGCACCAGTGTTTGGATATGTAAATGTTGTTGCACTTGCAACAGTAACAGTTACATTAGTAACATCAAAAGTATTAAAACCAACTGTTTGAATGTCAATAATACTTGCAGTAAATGTAGTTCCTACAGTTAAACCATGTGCAGCAGTGGTAATTGTCGCAGTATTAGAAGCTCTTGCAATATTAGTAATGGCAAACTCAACTGGTTCAAGTGGTGTGCTTCCAGGAGAAGAAAATCTAATGATTGGTTTTCTATTCAGAGCATCCTGTTTAGTTTTTGCCAATTGGAAAGTATTTGCGCTATTTCTAATTGCAAAATAGACGCCTCTCAAACTTGCATTAGTAGTTACAGGTGTTCCTCCAGTTGTCGTATTTGCAACAGTTACTGAAGTTGCAGTACATGAAACTACTTTAAAAGTACCATTATAACCTGATGCACCAGTTCCCGTAATACCTACAATATTAACAGTATCATTATGAGCAAAAGCTTCAATTCTTGTAGTGGCATAAGTATAAGTTACATTAGTGCCATCTCCAGATACCCCAGTGATTGCAAGATCATAAAGGGCATTATATCCAGACCTTGGATGTGAATTAGATGTTCCTCTTCCAATCTCAAGTGCATTATCATTTTTAGAATAGATAATTTTTGCACCAGTAGTAAACCCGTGATTATTATAAACAAATGTACCATTCTCAAGGTCAACATTCTTCAATGGACTGAAGAAAATTTCTCTGTCAGGAACAGTGAGAGATTGATTATTGAGTGATCTGAGATTGAGAGTTTTTGATGTTACGCTATTAGCGTAGAAAGGACCATCAATTGAACCTGTCGAAGAAACATTAAGTAACTTATGGTTTGGATCTGAGGAACTAATCAGTGATTTTAAAGGAATTGATTCAGTTAATTGAATAAATGTTGCATTAGTTGCTGTAATATCAATTGCGAAGTCCGAATAAGCTGCTTCTCTCGTTGGAGCAATCTTGAATACCTGATCGCTGACAACAATTGCATATACTGTGAGAGGGAATGCATTAACTCCAGTTCCAAGAGCAACACCATTAATTGGGTTTGTACCAGCACCAGCAGTCATTAAGAGTGCATCACCAGTTTTTAAGAAGTGACCTGTGGAAACAAAATATGTATCTGCAGCTGCATCGATTCCAGGTGGAGTTCCTGCAGTTGTTACAGTGAATACACGAGGAGGAAGTACCTCTTTTGTATAAAGCTGGAAGCTTCCGAACACTTTGTAGATAGTTTGATTTTCCGCAATAATTCTTGCAGTTGTGCCGCCGTATCCTCTAGCAACTGTAATGGTAGAACCGCTAACAGTCGTTACTTGCATTTGCTCGTTTCCGAGGTCGTAGCCAACTTGTAGAATATCTCCCGCAGAGATAGCACTTCCAATAGTGCCATTTAATTCAAGATTTGTAGCATCACTATCAAAAGTTCTTGTTGTTGCTAATCCAACCGAAATAAAAGTATTTTTGGTTACGTTTCTTGTTGAATATACAGAACCATTTTCAAGTCCTGGTACTCCAGCAAAAGTACTTCCAATTGTAGTACCACCTTGAGTATCGTATCTTACAAGATCACCTTCCACAAATGGTTGGTTTTGTACTGGAATGACAATTCTGTTTGAATTCAAGTTCGGGATAGTTGTAAGAGCTTGTGTCTTGAACTGTACTTGAGTAACACCCAGAGGACCAGCAACGGTAGTTGTTGCTCTAGCAGCTGCTGTACCAATCCAAAGTTGAATTGTTGGGTTTCCAGTAGGAATAGTTGTTCCAGGTTGGAAGAGTTTGAAAATGTTATCGGTAACAGGAACTAAAGTAACTTTACCTGTCGAACCAGTACCAGTTGACTTAGTTAAGTTTCTGAGAGTAGTAGTGTTAGCTGCACCAGCACCACTATGATCATAGTGAAGGTTAACTCTTGGGAACTTAATTCCGTTAGAATCAGTCAGATATTCAGCGACTGGTTTAGGGAATCCTGCTTTTGCTGGGAATAGTGGTGCTGTATCAGTGGAACCACCGAATGCGCCAGTTACATACGCAGTTCTTCTTCCTGCAATACCACCGTGATAAGGAATATAGAAACTATTAGAATATCTATTTTCAAAAATTCTAGTTGCAAAGAATTTACCAGCACCGATAGTTGGAGCTCCAGTAAATACAATTGGAGAACCTTCTTCACTAATGCTTACTGCGAACTCACCTTTACCCGAAGGTGTATTTGAATTAGCAATGTTACTTTGTGGTGATTTTACATAGTATTTTTGATATGATTGATAAGTATCGGGAGTTGCTACCAGTGGTGCAGAAATAGTTGAACCATTGTTTGATTTGAAAACAACTGGTGCTTTTTCTGTGATATAAGCTGGGAGTTTATTATATTGACCAAGAACAGCATTTCTACCTGAACCAGAACCAGTTGTTGCAGTTGCGGTAAAAGTGTTAACGATAAACCCAGGGTGTAACTGGTAAATACCACCAGACCATGTATTAGCTTGTACGGAAGGAGTTCCTGTTGGGCTAAGAGTCATTCTACTTCCTCTAGCACCAGAACTGCTCCAAGCACCATATTCATTTGCTCCATCCCAGAGATCAGGAGCATTCAGATAAAGTTCAAATTCATCATTAGTTACTCTACTTACATAGTAAATAATGCTACCAGTTGAGGATTCTGTTGGAAGACTTGGTGAACCAGTTAAAGTCGTAAATGTATTACCACCACCGATAAAAATTACTGGTGTACCTTCTTTCAGACCATGATTTTTAGAATAAATTCTATCAAGAGTGGTTGAAATGCACTCTCTAGTAAACATTTTTGCATTAATAGAGCACCAATCATGAGTAGAAAGTCTGTTGTGATTCAACCAAGAATTTGATGCATCGTGAACTTCTACTTCAAGACCAGTCATAAAGACCTTAGCAGCAGCTGCTCCTACAGTTCCACCAAGAGTCAGAGGTGTTACTGAAACACTTGGATTAGTACTCGAAAGTGTGATTGAGGTCTGAGTTACTGCAGAAACAAAGTAATTTGTATTTACTACAACACCAGTCAATGAACCTACATTAGTAAATCTTACAGTAGAACCAACACGAGTAGGAAGATTTCCATCACCGAGTAACTGCATCGAGTCTACGATTAAAGTAGAACCTGATACAGTAGTGATTGTGGGGGAAAAAGTTCTTTCAAATGTAGATGCTAAAAGTAGCACATCAGTAGATGCTGATGTATTTGAAGTTGTATATGTTTTGTTTAGTGTTTGATTTACAAATGTTCCTGTGTTGTCAGTTGGACCTTCCATAATGAAGTGTTTGTCTAATTCATTAAACACTTCGGTAGACCAAGCACCATTAGTAGGAACTTCTTTGACAACATAAACACCATTCAGAGAAGTAACACCACAATCATCGATGGTGATTTGCATCTCTGGATAAATATTTAATTCTCTGCAACTCTTGCCAAGTGCCACTCTTACTTCTGAGGAACCGCTTATAGTTCTGATATTCAGAATATCTGACTGAATATCATAACCTCTTTTGGTTGTCAGTGAGAAAGTGAGAGTTTCATTTGGGTTAGCTGCCCAAGTTCCTGAACCAGGATTAAATTGAATTCCATCTGTACCATCAAATGCACTTTGAGGGTTTGTGCATACTCTAAATGTATCTTTATCAAGTACAGTTACATACAACCAAGATGAAGCATCTCCACCAGAAATGCTACCATTATTAAAGAAAGGAAGATTGCCAGCAGGAATTTGGAATCTACCAGTACCTACAGCTGTAATTTGAGGTACTTGTGACCAAGTTGAACCAAGGAAAGCAACGGGGTCACCAGTTTTCAGACCATGATTTGGAATTGTAATAGTATGAGCAGTAGTATTAATTGCAGATACTAAGCAAGTTCTAATCTTAAAACCATCATGTTCTGGTTCATATGGGTTGAAATAACCAGTATCAAATTCAAAAGCAACTCTATCGTCTACGTTTCCATCAAATTCTACAGATGCAGGATCGAATTCAGTAGCAGTATTGCCTAATGTATTTGTAAGGTAGAAAGGAGCATTTTGATTAAAACCATGATCATAAGATGTTGTCATCTTCAGGGTACTTGGACTTGCGCCATCAGTTTCAATAGGACCAGACTCATTTTCGGCAGCATTATCGAGGTTAATAGCTGCGTTAATATAGAATCTACCAGTAATAATATTTGTATATGGTGTAAGAAGAGTGGCAGGAATTGATGCAGTTCCAGGTTGAACAACAGCAGTTTCGTATATGAATTGATAATCAGTTGTTTTTCTTACCAGAAAAGTGCCTTCTGCAGTGATACTAGTAAGACCGCGAACATCAATTGGCATACCAGTAGGAAGACCATGAGCAGTTGATGTAGTAACTACAACTTCTTTTGTTCCGTTAGTTGTTACATCAACAATTCCAGTAACAGGAGTATCACCAGCAATGGAATAGAAAGAAGCAATATTGTTTACACGCTCAAGAGTTTCCCATTTTGAAGATTGAAGACCATATTCAAAATCAGTATCAATTAATGTATTTGGCTGAGAAACACGGAATTTGCTTACTGGGTCAACAATAAACTCTTCTGGCTTGAATACTTGTGCATCTTCTTCTGAAAAAATCTGAAGAACATCATTGGCATTATGACCATTAGTAGCTGTGTCGTATACCAGAACAATTGTAGTTTGATCGGTATCAGCATTATAATTAATTGACGAAGCACCTCTAGAAGGTTGTGCAAAATTATAAAGAACTTCATTTCTAGTTACATTAGTAATAAGTAGTAATTTTTTTCTACTTACATTACCATTAACTACAATAGTTCTCGTAGATGGGGTGAAAGTATAATAAAAATTTAGTTTCTTTGCCATTTTTAAATTCCTGCCGAATTAAGTTAATTGATGTTAAATCTATTTATTGCTGTGAAAAATTAAGAACCGAAAGCGACAGCAAAAGCAATATTTTCATCAGTTCTTGACAGTTGGAAACCTCCCGCAGTAACACCATCATGAACGATTGCTGTTTTCTTATCAGTATCTACAGTAATTTCTCCTTCTGCACCAGTAAAAACTGCGTGCTGTGCAGTAGTACCTCTTCTAAATTGTACTTGAGTAGTCATTTTTACCCTGGAATTTTCTAGTATTATTTATATTTTATTTTATTAGATAATAGTACCGAAGATCCTTGCTGGGGTAAATGTATTCAATACATTCTGGGATTCGCCAGAAATTTGTATCTGTATTGTTTCTGTTGGTGATAACTTAGTAAATGCATCATTTGCCGATCCAGAAATATTGTATGTTACTGCACTTATTAATATGGAAACATTGAATATTACTGTTGCTTGTGAAGACAGTGTAATGTTTCCAGTTCCTTCATAAGCACTGGTCTTAGTAAGTTCAAATGTTCCAGAAGTTGAAACATATTCAAAACCAATGTATTTGGAGATTTTAGAATTATTTGAATCGCCATCAATATGAATTTCACCTGTGGCTTCGTATGTTGTTGGTGAATAAGAACTTTGTGCAGAACCAGAGAAAGTGTATAGAACAGTATTCTCTGGTGGATTGTATGCAATTATCTCACTAGAACCATTAAACTTACTAATAAATCCAGTTCCAACATAAGTTTCAATATGTCTTTCATCAGCAGAACCAGATATTTCTGCATATACGATTTGATTGTCAGGTGAGTAAAATACTCTATTGACCGAGTTACCATTTACATTTAATCTACCACTACCAGAATATCTTCCATATACAATTCTACTTGCTGCAGATACATCAACGCTGATATTTCCAGAACCAACATAATCTGATGTTGTTCTATATTGTGCAGCACCAGATACAGTATATAATGTAGTATCTTCTGTTGGATTAATGGTTGTCGATTCTGCAGCACCATTAAACGCGAATACAGTTCCAGAAGCATTGTAATTTCCTTTTGCGAAGGAGAATACAGAGGAACCATAAATTTCATAGAGTTTTGTAACTGCCTGGTAATCAAATACCTTACTTTCAGCAGATCCATTGAATGCAAATACAGAACCAGAACCAATGTAACGATTTGTGGTTCTTTCGGATCCAGCACCAGAAAGAACATAAGTTACAGTGGTCTCATCTGGATTAATAGTTGTAGATTCTGCAGCACCAATAAATGTAAATATAGTTCCAGAAGCAATATAATTTGCTTTGCTGAATGAGAATGTCGAAGAACCGTAAATTTGATATAGCGAAGTTCTTTCTGGTGGATTTACTACAGCACTCTCTGAAGAACCATTAATTGTAGAAATGTTACCAGAACCAATGTAACGATCAGTAGTTCTTTCGGAACCAGCACCAGAGAAGATATAAGTTACAGTTCTTTCGACTGGGTTAAATGCAGCAGATTCTCCAGCACTATTAAATTTGTAAAGTGTACCAAATCCTTCGTAGATGTTGGTGTAACTTTCTGCAGCAGAACCACTTACATTGTAAGTAATCTTCTGTTCTGGAGTGTTGAAGGAAACAACTTCAGCAGCACCAGAATTTGTGAAGAGAGTACCAGAACCAGAATAATCACCAGTATATTTTTCTGCGATGTATCCATATACATTCTTAATTCCAGTGCCGACATATGCTTCCGTGTTTCTCTCAGTAGAGAATCCTGAGAATGTAAAGAGAACAGTATCTTCTGGAGTCTGAGCAATAAAGCTCTCTGTACCAGAACCAGAGAATGTAAAGAGAACAGTATCTTCTGGAGTCTGAGCAGAGAACGATTCTGCAGCACCAGAAATATTATTAAGTGTTCCAGCACCAAGATATGCTTCAGTATTCTTCTCAACTGCACCACCAGATACGTTATAAAGTATTATATTTTCTGGAGTTTGTACAACAAAGGATTCTGCAGAACCACCAATTGTTGAGATAGAACCAGAACCATTGTATGGACCTTCAACAAATGAAACTGTATGTGAACCAGATACATTGAAGAGGAGAGTTTCAAGTGTTGGTGATACAGAAGATACTTCAACAGCACCAGAGCTAGTAAACAGAGTACCAGAACCAACTACATCATAAGTAAACTTGATTGACTCAAGTGTTCCTGCTGTGGTTAATTGACCAGAACCAATTTCATTGGAAATTGCTCTGAACTGACTTTCTCCAGAGATGTAAACATCACCAGAAACTGTGACATAACGAGGAACTGGTCTGTAGTATAACCATTCTTTATCAGTAAATGTATAAATGTTGATTGAACCAGAACCAACATATGATTCTGTATGTTTCTCGTTACCAGAAGCAGTTCCACTAATAACAAATAGTTGTGTATTTTCAGGTGCTTTATTTGCAAATGCTTCAGAAGCGCCAAAGAATCCAAATACAGAACCAGCACCAACATAATTTTCAGTATGTTTTTCAGTAACTGAACCCGAGAATGAATACAGAACTGTATTTTCTGGAGTCTGGGCAGAGAACGATTCTACAGCACCAGAATAGTTGAATAATGTTCCTCCTTCCGAAACATAGTTTGCCTGTACTTCAATTTCACCACGAATATAAAAGTATATTTCACCACTACCTACATAAGAATCTGTTTGTTTCTCAACACCAGTGTCATAAACAAATACAGAACCAGAAGAATCATATTTTCTACTTCTGTCAGTGTCAGCAGAACCACTAATAATATGAAGGGAAATATTTTCTGGAGTTTGAGCAGAGAACGATTCTGCAGCACCAGAGTATCCAAACAGTGAACCTGATGCATAATACTTTCTCAGTCTTGGTGTATCACTCTCGCCATATACATTAATATCACCATATGGATGTGCATAATCTATATTTGTGATATATCCATATTCAATTTCACCTGCTGCTGCAAAGTCAGTGATTAGACCATAATTAATGGTTGCTCCAGATGTAGTGACTAAACCGTAATCTACATTACTGAATTCTACTACCGATGATTGATTATAATCATAAGTTCTAAATTCATTTGCGGAGTTAATAGCAAACAGAGAACCTGAAGCAATGTATGGTCTAGAGAATAGAACATTAGCTGCTCCTGAAATATCAAAGAGTCCGACTCCATCAGGACTATATGATATAACATCTGCTTCGCCACCAATAGCGAATATCGTTCCTCTTCCACGGTAAGCGAAAGATGGTTTATATTCTTCAATGGATGTACCACTAATGGATATAGTATTAATAGCAGAATAAGTTGTTTCAGAGAGAACAATGTATCCGTAATTTTTCTCACCAAAACTTAATTCTTCATCAATTAAACCATAATCCGAAGTTACGCCAGAAGCTGTTATATAACCATAATCTTCACTGGTGTATTCAACAATAGTATCATCATTATAATCATATGTTCTAGACTCATTAATGTATCCAATAGTGAAGAGTGAACCAGTTGAGTTAAATGCTCTCTGGAATATAAATTCAGAGGTTCCGCTAAGTACAAATAGTTGTGTTTCTATTTGTACTGGTGCAAAGGTAGATTCTGCAGCACCAGAAGCCGCAAAGAATTGACCAGTTCCAGCAAAAGTGGATATAGAATTAAATACCTGAACCGCGCTATTTGACAGGATAAATCCACCGAATGGTTTTAATCCATAGTTAGTAATATATCCATATTCTTCTTTGCCAGCAGTTAGTGAATCGCTGATCAGACCATAGTTAATTGTTACGCCTGATAGCGTAATTGTTTGATAATCAACTGAGTTAAAGTCAACTACTGCAGTTTCATTATAATCATAAGTTCTTGACTCATCACCAGATCCGATTGAGAACAGAGATCCAGAAGCAATATATGGTCTAGAGAATGGAGTTTCTGCAGAACCATAAACATCAAATAATCCAGTTCCATCAGGTCCGTAAGATACAACATCTGCTGAACCACCAATAGCAAATATTGAACCTTTTCCTATGTAAGCAAATGATGGCTTGAATTCATTAATGGATTCGCCACTAATTTTAAATGGACCAGATACGGAATAGGTAAATTCAGTAAATGTTATATAACCATAATTTTCTTCACCTGAATCTACAGGATCACTTACCAGACCATAATTTTCTGTAGAACCAGATACAGTTATTAAACCATAATCTATCGAATTGAATTCAATTATTGCACTTTCATTATAATCATATGTTCTAGATTCAATGCCAGAACCAATTGAGAACAGAGAACCAGAAGCAATATATGGTTTGGGGAACAGAGCATTTGCTGTTCCTGAAATATCAAACAATCCAGTTCCATCAGGTCCGTAAGATACAACATCTGCCAAGCCACCAATAGCAAATATTGTTCCATTACCTTCAAATGCAAAGGATGGTTTGTAACTGGTTATTGAATCACCAGTAATAGTTAAGGATACTTCTAATGGATATGATGTTACTCCCAGAACAATGTATCCATAATTTTCTTCACCTGAATCTACAGAATCACTTACCAGACCATAATTTTCTGTAGAACCAGATACAGTTATTAAACCATAATTTGCAAAGTTAAACTCAACTATTGCGCTTTCATTATAATCATAAGTTCTTGACTCATCACCAGATCCGATTGAGAACAGAGATCCAGAAGCAATATATGGTCTAGAGAATGGAGTTCCGCCTTCACCATAAACATCAAATAATCCAGTTCCATCAGGTCCGTAAGATACAACATCTGCTGAACCACCAATAGCAAATATTGAACCTTTTCCTATGTAAGCAAATGATGGCTTGAATTCATTAATTGAGATACCAGTAAATTCAAATCCACCTTCAAGAGCATATGTAGTTTCAGTAAATACTACATAACCATAATTTTGTTCTCCAGAATCTAGTACATCAGTTACTAAACCATAATTTTCTGTAGAACCAGATACAGTTATTAAACCATAATCCTCAGAATTAAATTCAATTACAGAAGATCTGTTGTAATCATATGTCTTAGTTTCATCGCTAGAACCAATTGAATATAAGAAACCAGAAGCAATATATGGTCTAGAGAATGGAGTTCCACCTTCGCCATAAATGTTGAAGAGTCCAGTTCCATCTGGACTGTAAGATACAACATCTGCTGAACCACCAATAGCAAATATTGAACCTCTTCCTCTATAATTAAATGATGGTTTATATTCGTCTATTGAGAATCCACTAAACTTCAGAGTTCCATTAGATGAATAAGTGGTTTCTGAGAGAATAATGTATCCATAATCCTCTTCACCTGAATTTGTTGGAATAGATACAAGACCATAATCTTGAGTAGATCCAGAAGCAGTGATGTTACCGTAGTCGTTCTGACTATATTCAATAACAGTAGAAGTATTATAATCATAAGTTCTTAGTTCAGTTATGAATCCTATAGATGACAGGGATCCAGAAGATGTATATGTTGAACTGAAGAACTGAGAAGATGAACCTGTAATATTGAATAAACCTGTTCCACTGAAACTTGATACTGCGGATTCTGCAGATCCAATAATATTAAATATGGTTCCTGTTCCAGTATAAACTTTGGTGCGGTTTTCTAAACCAGAGTTTGCAAAGACAAACGATGTAAAGAAGGGATAAGAAATATCAGTAAGTATTACATTGCCGTAATTATCAAACTCTGAAATATTCTGCTCAGTAATTAGACCGTAATTATTGGTTGTTCCAGATGCAGTTACAAATCCATAATTAGTTGTGCTATACTCAACAACACTTGATTGATTGTAACTGTAAGTCTCTGAGAAAGTAGAATTGGAAAGAGTAATGAAAGATCCAGTTCCAGCATAATTTCTGCTCGATAGAATCTTTATATTTGCAGAACCAGAAATTTCAAAGAGTCCAATATTTTCGTATTCTACTATTTGTGGTACTGGCTCTACAAATGATGTCGTTCCAGCACCATTTACCGAAACAATTCCAGTACCCACATAATTTGATGTTCTGGTATTCTGTGTTTGACCACTTAATATAAATGAACCACTCAGTGAATAAGAAGTTTCACTGAGTGTAATATAACGATAGTTCTCTTCACTAGTAGTTTCTTTATCTGAAACTAATCCATAATTAATAGTAGAACCAGATACAGTGACTGTTCCATAATCAAACTTGTTATATTCAACAACTGCAGATTGATTATAACTATAAGTTACCTCTTCTTCAGAATTAATAATGGACGAAATGAGACCAGAACCAGTATATACTCTACTAATTGCTTGTACATCTGCAGTTCCGAATATATTGAATATGACAGTCTTTTCATATTCATAAATTTGTGGGACTGGCTCAACAAATACAGTTGTCTCAAATCCTGATACATTGATTGTTCCAGAACCACTGAAACTTTGTTTTCTAATATTAATAGATTCGCCAGAAAATTCAAAGTTTCCTACTAATGGATACTCTACATCGTTCAGTATTACATAACCATAATCTTCTTCACCTGAAGATGGATTATTAATTATTGTGCCATAATTTACAGTAATGCCTGATGCTGCTACACTTCCGTAATTATAAGTGCTGTAATCAGCAATACTTGACGAATTATAATCGTAGGTTTCTGATGTAAAGGAACTATTAAATGCAGAGAAAGTTCCTGAACCAGAATACGATGGAATTCTGTTAAATATAACGTTTGCAAATCCTATTACATCAAACGCTACTGTTTTTTCATAATCATAAATTTGAGGTACTGGCTCTACGAATGCTGAGGTTGCATCACCAGTTACATATATTGATCCAATACCAGCAATGGAAGGTACATATCTATCTTCAGATGCACCCTTAATTTCTACATTACCTATTGCTGATAATTGTTCGGTATTATAAATTATATTTCCGTAATTATCTTCAGAAGATGTTTGATTTAAAATATTTCCATTCTCAACAAAAAAATCTACTACACTTGGGACTAATCCATAGTCTTCTGAAGTGTAGTAGATTACAGTATTTAAATTATAATCGTTGGATACTTTATTAATTGAGTATCCAACAATCTTGAGAGTCCCAGATGATGAAGTCCAAGGAGCAGCAATTCTTTCAATGCCACCTCCAATTTCAAATAATGTTCCAGTTCCTACCCACGCAGATATAGAATTCTTAAGTGTTATTGCAGAAGATTCAATTCTTATTGGTTGTGGTGTGGCAACAAAAACGGTAGATTGTGCAGAATTTGAACCACTATTAATCTTAATAGTTCCAAATGGATAGACAGTATCAGTAAATACAACCTCTCCGTAATTTTCTTCGATTAAAGAATTATTTACGAGCAGCATCTCATTATCTACTGTAGATGACGGAATCGAAGAGATGAATCCGTGGTCTACAGTAGAAAAAGAATTTACTGATGCTGTTGTATACTCGTAAATATTCATCTTCTACTACTAGCATTAAAAAGGGGGAACTAGTCCCCCTTTAAATTTTATAATATAGTTTGAATGTTCAATAAATCAGTCGAGGCTGACGTTCAGAGTAACCTTAATTTGGTCACCATTGTTTTGGATTGGGTATGGACCATTAGTAAAACGCTCAGCGTACATAATGCTGCTATAAAGGGTTGCAGCACCAGTTCCATCAAGAGATGGAGTGACAGTAAATTCGTTTCCACTAGGTGTTGAAAATACAGTGTATGTTCCTGCAGTAGTTGTAGTATTAGCAGTACCACGAGCGATGTAGATAACATCACCAGGAACAAGACCATGTGAAGTTGCAGTTACTTTAGAGTAATCAAGAGTAATGCTAGAGTCAGTAGCAACCTGAATGTTATCTGTGAGGTTTGCACTCAAGTAAATAATTCTCTGTAAACGATCTACTCCAATGATTTTAGTTCCACCAGGAACAGCGTTGTTTCCTCCTACTACCATTCCGTTTGTGATATCATCCATAATACCTGCAACGTTAGGCAGAGTGATGAAGTTATTACCAACAACACCAATACAAGGATTACTATTGTCACCCTTGGTTAATTGTGTTCCAGCAGCAACTGTAGCAGCATCAGCAACACCTTGAATGGTGAGAGGCATATTGTTTGCTCTTACCAGATAATATCCATAAACATTACCAGCAGGAGCAGTAAATGTAAATGTTTGCTCTGGATATGTAGCAGTCGTTACCCCACCACTGAAGTTAACAGCACCACTTACAGGACCAATGTTTGCGATGTTGAGAATTACAGTGCTTCCTGATACACGAGAAACTTTTGCACCTGAAGCAACGCCTGTTGCTGAAACAAGGTTACCTACACTTACAGAACCAGAAAGGTTGCTTAAAGTAATTTCATAACCGCCAGTATTTCCACTAGCAGTTGCAGAAGCTACAGGATCACCTGCAGTAGTAATAGCCCATCTGCTACCATTCAGAAGAATACCATAGTTGTTGGTATAACTTTGGTCAGAACGGTTATTTACGCAAGCAGGATAACCAGTATTTGGTGCAGTACCATAACCATTAGTATTTCCATCAGCATATGGTTCAAAATATGCTGTTGCTGAAGGGACATCTCCCTCAGCTGGTGTAGTATTTGATGTAAAGAGTTTCAGAATTAAATTTCTGGGAATATTCTGAGTTGCATTAAGCAAAGTACGAAGAGAATCTAATTCACCGATATTAGGTACTAAAAGTGCCATTTAAAAGTTCCTCCAGGAAGTTGTTTCTATTTAATATCTGTTTATATTTATAATTTTACTTTAAAAGAGATATTGAACTTGTTTATATTGGGAGTAGATGATATCACTTCATAACTAAGAATATCTCCAGCATTTAAAGTAGTAGTCCATCCAACAAGATTATTGTCACTGTTTTTAGATTGATTTTGTAAATTAGGAAAATTATTCCCACAAATACTTACTAAATTTGGATAATTTTGGTATGATGATTTTCGGACATCTACTACTAAATCTCCAGATTTATCAGCAATAATAACCCAAGATTCAATTATACCAGTAACATCAATAGTTATATAACCTTTATTTCCAGCAGTCATTGGTAAAGAACCATTATCAACCACATAATTAATAGTTCTGGTTAAATCAGCAGTATTTGCAAGTGCAATTCCAAAAAATGGAACATTACAAGGTGCTGTAGCAAAAGTTATCTGATTTCCAGATACAGTATATCCTACTCCAGGTTGAAGAATGACATTATTCAATGAAATAATTAATTGTTGGTCATTTAGTGCATTATAATTAACGTTATTTACCTGTAATGTAAAAGTTGTTCTAATACAATCAAACTGAGAAGATAAATCATCAATGATTAAATTTTGATATTGTATTCCTTTTGAAGGAGCTTCGTAATTTAATCCTATACTATATTGATCTGGACTATCAGATACTATATTATATTGTGGTGTGTTTAGTGTTACCTGATAATCAGACATTATGTTACACCTGGAGTTACTGTTGCTATACCTTCTATTACTCTTGTTTTAATTCCACTGGGAGAAGTTAAAACAATGTCATAAACATATCTTTTAGGTTTTAGAGTTGTAGTCACTGTAGATGAAAGAGATAACTTAATTATACCCTTTGCCCTGTCAACAAATGTTATATTTAATGGTACACTGTTACTACTCGTATAATAACTCTTCTTCATTTTACTTTCAGCAGTAAAACCAAGAAGATTTAGGTAAGAATTATCTGCATTCTTAATGGTAAAGGTCGCTGCAAAATCAGACCCTTGTTCTATCACTATGTTGATTGTAATTGCAGACATCTAATAAAAAAAGACCTTCCTTGTTATTTATAAGGAAGGTCTGTATTTATCACTCTTCTGAAGATTCTTCTTTGTTATTGGTTTCACCTTCTAGAAGTGAAAGTGCCTCAATAGCACCTTTAAGTTTAAGCGCCATTTCTCGTTTAGCAGTCAATTGTGCTTCAAGATTTTTAATTTCATCAAGAGCAGTATTAAATTGATTAGTGAAATTTTCTTTGAGTTCGTTATGATTCATCGTTCTTAAGTACAGAGGAAATGTATTTGTTCATTTTTTTAGCAATATTATCCCATTTATATTCTGGTCTTTGAGTCATGGCCAGACATTTTTTGGAACAGGATTCATAATGTTTTTTATCATTATAAAGTTTATTAAGTTCTTCTACCATTCCATCTACTGATACATATGCTCTATCAATTCCGTAGTTAATATCTTTGCCCATAAAAGCAATATCAACTAAACTACCAGAATTTTTGAACAATTCTGCACTTGCAGCATAGTTGGGAACTACTTGAGGACATCCAGTTGCGGCGTGTTCAAAAGGAACAAGACCCCAACCTTCCCCCTCAGAGGTATTTACACCAACATCAACTGAGTTATAAATGATGTTGAGAACTTCAGATGTAATGGTATTTTTTTCTGGAGTCATTTCTAGACCAGAAAGATACAGTCTTCCTTGGGGGTCTAGACCATTCTTTTTCATTTCAGCATTGAAAAGTGGAACAATATCCCACCCACAATCCTTAACACCCATATGAAGATATAATTTAGCATTTGGTTTATCTACGGCAAATCTAGCAAATGCCATAATAGTTAGATCAATTCTTTTGCGAGGTTGATTGCGATTACCATTAAACACAATAAAATCATCATCTTGCATCTTTCCAATAATAGAACGACATTGCTTCTTATCCATTGGAAAAAAGGTTTGAGTGTCAACACCGTGTTCTAAAGTTTCAATACGCCCGTCGTATTCAGCTTCAAGAATCACATTCTTAGCATAGTTTGTATATGTCACACAAAGATCTGTTTTTTCCATCCACTTCACGACTGGAACAAACCATCCTCCACCATCAACAGGAAAATAATTAATCCACTTAAAATTATCTTCTTCTTTATATTTGTTAAGTTTTTCCCAATACATATTAAGAATCCAGACATCATTGAACGCTACAATGACATCTGGTTTAATAGCGTTATAAAGTTCTTCTATATATTGAAACCCGTAGGGGTCTGCACCACCACCTTTAGTGCTAGCAGCAAAGATCTTAAAAGGAAACTCGTGTTTTTGACCAAAATAATTGATACCCATTACGTGAGTATCATACTTTGAATGAATTCTGGTCAGAATGGATTCTGATACCCTGCCAAATCCACTCGGAATAACACAGTCACCAATCCACAATAATTTTTTCTTGCTCATAGAAATGACAATTTTTCATATACATCATACTATAATTTATAAGAGTTGTCAAGGAGAATTATGTGAGGTATCCACCAATTACACCGTTTGCATTAAATACTTCAATAACTGTAGTTCCATTAGTAGCTGATAAAGATACACTTGTCTGCGAAGCACCACCTTTAGAACCACCTAAGTTTACTGCAGCAAAACCTGTCGTAGTAGTGCTCGCTGCAATGTTAACTGTTTTTGCACCCGCATTAGTATTTCTTAAATACATAGTTACTCTTCTTCCAGCAACGAGATTACTGACATTGATTGTTCTTGCAGTTGTGCTGGCACTTTGAATATAAGCATATAAAGAAGTTGTTGCAGCATTAACTGTGGCATCTGCATCAGTAGTTGAACTTGCATTTCCTTCGATTGCACCATTTACTGATGGTGATGTTAATGTTTTATTGGTGAGAGTATCATTTGTTGCTCTACCAACTAATGTATCTGTAGATGTCGGTAACGTAAGTGTTCCTGTATTCAGGATACTTGAAATAGTTGGTGTGGTTAAAGTTTTATTTGATAATGTTTGAGTTTCATCAGTTGTTACGATTTCGCCAGCAGCATTAGTAAATCCTTTTCCTAATACTTGAGTAGCAGAAAGAACTGTAGTTCCTGCAATTTGATAAGTTTTTCCTGTGGCAATATTTAAGTTTTCTGTTGATGACCAGCGAGTTCCAGTGTCTGAATAAGTAAAAGTAATACCAGTAGTTCCAAGCGTAATACCAGCACCATCCACTGCTGCTGAGGTTGAAGCACCATCAGCAAGTATAATATTAACATCATCAATACTTAAAACAGTAGAATTAATTGTTGTCGTCGTTCCATTTACGATTAAATCACCAGAAAGAGTCAATCCAGAAGCAGTAATATCTCCAGTTACTGTTATACCAGCAGTTGTGGTTTCAAGTTTCTTAGAATTATTAAAATAAAGTTCTGAGGCACCATCGGCATTAAATACCGCCATAACTTCAGAACCATCATCTTTTCTGATAGAAACATTATTAGTTCCTTGAATATAAAGGTTTCCAGTTCCTTGGTCTCTGATATAACTATCAGAACCATCGTGATAGATTGCTAAATCATTACCATCACCAAAATACAAAAATCTACTATCACTAAAAATGGCATTTTGTGTAAAACTAGCATCTTTATGGAAGATTACTTTTTCAAGAGTATCACTTGTCTGAAAACTTAAATAATCATTAGTTCCTTCTCTAAATATTAAAGCAGGATTTATATTGTCTCTTAATGAAACAGTAAATGTTTGATCTGTTAAATCAAGGGTAGTTCCTTTAATCTTGAGAGAATTATTAATTACAGTGCTTCCAGTTCCAATTGCGGAACCAATTCTAATATCACTATTATTAATTAATAAATTAAAAGAATTTTGACTTGAAAGAATTTCTCCGCCATTAACATTTAAATCACCATCTAATACCGTATCATCACTTCTAATTCTAAAATTAGTATTTGGAACCCCACTAGGAGCAGTAACACCCATAGTCACATTATATGCTGCACCGAAAGCATTTACCGTTGTCGCTACAGTATTATAAAGTGTTTGAGTAGTGCTTGTGCCAACAACAACTGGATTTCTTAAAGTTAAAGTTCCTGTTGTTGCACCTAAAGTAATAGAAGTAGCATCACCAAAAATAGATGCAGTTGTTGCTGATGAGTTAAATACCGTTACGCCAGATGCAGTAGTTGTAATGTCACCACCATTTACTGCAACATCTCCTGTAACAGTAAGATTTTCATCGACCTGAAGAGTATCAATATAAGCAGTTCCATCGATATAAAGGTCTCTCCATTCCTGAGATGATGTACCTAAATCATAGGTGTTATCAAAATTGGGAATAGCGTGAGAATTTAAATCTGCATTAAATACGATATTATCGGTATTTAAATCACCAAAGATAATTGTTCCTGCACTACCATTACCAGCTCTAAAAGTGATATCTCCTTCTACAGTAAGACCACTAGCAACATAAAGACTTTTTGTAACACCAAGAGTATTTGCATCTACCTTATAAAGACCTAAATTAGTTGTACTATCAAAAGATAAACTAGGTGCTGCTAAAGTACCATCTTCAAGTTGAATTGTTTGTCCAGAAAGAGTAACAAAACCAGCAACTACCTGATTAACAGAAGTAGTAACTACTTTTGACGGTGTAACTAAGTTTTGACAATCACCAATATCAGTTCCAATCAGATTGATTAACTGACGCTGTTGCTCAAAAGTATTGCTGAGTAAAACTTCTCTAATTGCCATTGGTAAGTTGCTTTAATAATTGCTTGATTTCATCAAGTTCTTGCTTCAAAGTATTTATCTCATTAACCATATTGTCACGGTTTGCCTTTGCCTTTTTATATTTTAGGTACTCATCATAATTTGAATTAATGATGGCACCTGAATTCATATCACGATAAAGGTCAGTGTGACCCTCTACTTTATACTTGTCCATTATGAATGAGCAATTGCACGGAGATCTTCTACTCTTGGTGGATAAGCAGGATTGCTGCTAGTAAATACAATCTTAATTGCAAATGACTTAAATGGTGCTAGGTCGTTTGCAGTAAATCTATATTCGATATAGGAATTCAAATCTTCAGCAGTTGGTGACTGAGTATTTAATGTGTCTGGAATTGCAGTTGCATTGTTATCGGAAAAACCAGTACTATTGAAGTAATTCCAAGCAATTCTGTTGAAATCTTGAGTACTGCCATCTTCTTTAATCTTATACATAACCTTCATATCACTGTTAGCAAAGAGATTTGCAGTAATTCTTACATCAAGAGATTCTGCTGGTGCTTCAAGAGTTACTTCTTTCGTCAGATACTTTGATTTAACGGAAGAACCAATTGGTTCAGTATCAGGAATAAACAAGAAACCTCTCGTTGATGAAGCATCGGAAATCAGTCGTGCTACTGGAGTTGAAGTATAATCATTAATATAATCATTTACAGCAAATGGAGTTTCGCTGGTTAACTTAACTTTAAGTGAACCAATTCCAGAGTCCCACCCTGTTACGATTCCACTCTTATTCACAACTGAAGTCGGGGTTGTTGTTATAGTCGCAAGACCAATTGTTTGCGAAATTTGAAGACCAGATACAAAAGTTCCAGTTGTATTAATAACTTTAATTTGAGTTGCTGACACAGAAACAATATCACCAGTTACTATTGTTCCACCTTGAACTTGACTCAGAACAGTTGGTGAACCAGTTGTAACTACAAATGAACCACCAACCGCACTTGTGAAATTTATTATGGTTGTTTTAACTACTTGAGGAGTAGATGCAATACTATAAGTTGAAGAAGGAGAAACACTCAAGACTTGACTTCTTGCACCATATCTAGATTCATCACCTGTTGGATTATCCAATCTACTACCGACAGTAATAACATTTGTTCTTTTCAAATCAATGACTGGAGAAACATTATCTCTCCCAGTTTGCATTGATAAAGTATATGTCAAACTTTTTCTTCCATTTAAAAGATTTACCCCATCATAATTTACTTCATTTAAACTAGAAGCAATAACTTTGCTATCCTCAAAGAAGTAATTTTCTCCAGGGACGATATTAACGACATTACTTAAAGTGTATTCATTAGTAGTTGTACTATCGACAGATTTTCCATTAGTAGGAGTGATTGCGTGTGATAATGTAGATGAAGAAAATGCAAGAGTTGCTACTTGAGATTGAATTATTTGATATAACTTATTTGTAGTTGCTCTTACTAAAGAACCTCCACCAGAACCACTTCCTGTCAAAGTAACTGGAATAGAGTTCCATAATGTAGTATCAATCGAAATGCAATAATCATCAAGACCAACATTGAAAATGTCATGCATACCATTTAAAATAGAAACTGGTATACCAAAAACATTTTCTGGACTTCCGATACCACTAACACCACTTAAGAATACAACATCGCCAGATTTCATACCATGATTTGGGTGATAAATTCTTAAAATCTTTTCATTTCCACCAAATACTGAGGAAGTTCCTATAGTATTGTCAATACTAATAGGATTATTAGGTAAAATAACAGTTCCTGATTCTTTATTGACTAATTCTACATTAGCAGTTAATCCTCTTGAGAAAACTGCTCTATTGGCAGTAAACTTGATATCTTCAACTGTATCTTCTACCCAAGAAGAAGAATTTTGTGCCTTATAAAGTGATCCAACTCCAGGTTGATTAGTTGCTAGAACTGTGCTTGCCAGAAGTGCTTCACCGACTCTTGAAGTATAAATTCTGTAATCTGGTGATGTACTAGAAACTACAAAAGCGTAGGTTGAGTTATTAGCAAGATAAACAGGAGATGGGAATGTAAATCTTGTTTTTACTGTAGCATCTGTAGAAACGGCAATACCCATTTTCACAGCTGGATTGGTAATTTTCAAAATAGCTTGTGCAGTTGCACCTGTACCACTAGTCGCTACAATAGTTACAGATGGTGCTGTATAGTAACCACTTCCTTTACTGGTTACTCTAACATTATAAACTCTTCCATTATATACATCGGCCGATGCAGCGGCAGGAGTACCAAATGCTCCTCCATTATCACCAGTAATAGTTACTGTAACTGCCCCAGCAGTTGAAGAATATCCACTCCCAAAATCAGTTATTTTAATACTTTCTACTTGTCCACTATCTAAATCAATGAAGAATTGAGTTGATGTAATAGCAGGAGAAACATTAAGAGTTAGTTGTTCTCCTGGAATAAATGATATGCCATTATGATTTCTCAACACCAAATTATATCTGGTATTAGGATCATTTACTAATTGAGTTGTTTTAATTTCTCCTGTTGCCCCAGAAGAAACTCCTGTAACAGTAGCACCTGCAGTAAACGATACAGCAGGAGATACAGTATTGGTAGTTCTAATTCTAAGGACGGTATCTGGATTTAACGTAACTTCACTAAATGGTAAAGTTCTTCTTGTAGGTACACCAGCCGTGGTTTCAGTCATATAAACCGTAACTGGTCTATCAGTATCAGTTCCTGAAGATGTTGTCTTATTTTCAAAATATAAATCTAAACTAGTTAAGAATAAACCTTCATCAAATCCACTAACTTCAAAAGTTTGTGCGATTGGATCTAACAATCCAGATTGATTTACATTGACTCGATTAGTTCCAACAAATTGAACAGTATCAGAATTTGAAATTGACCTTCTGCTAATAGAAGGAACTCTAGTCGATTGAACACTACCTAAAGTTGTTTCTGGAGAACCACTTACGACATATTCTGACTCAACAAACGTATTAACGTTAGTTTGGTCTGAGGTGTTTGAAGAACTTGAGGTGAGTCTAAGAACTTTAGACCCTGCAGTAAATCTTCTTTGTTCTCCTGATGTTTGATAGAACGTTTGTGGACTAGTTGTTAAATCTAGAACTCTTCTACCAGAAATAGGTGCATATCCATTTGGAACTAAGAATTGACCACTAACATTTCCGTTTGCATCAGTAGTAATAGGTTCACCAAATCCTAGTTCAGCATATCCTGCGACTCCAGTAAAAGGTGTTAATGGACCATTAACATTATCTGGACTTATCCAACTATTTACATCAATACCATCAAAGAAAGCATACAATCTTGTATTTGGCTCAAGACCTCTTGCTACAAAAGAGATAACTCTACTTCTAATATAAGGGTTATAAACATTAGCAACTACTCTTTCTCCAACAGCATTAACTGCTGAACCATATGGCGTTAATCTGTTTTGAGTACCGTTTCTCGATCTTGTTCTAGTAGAACCTCTAACAAGATTAGTTGTATTATCTCCAAATTGAGCGATACCATTTGAAATAGTAGTTGTGGAATTGGTAAGATTATAGGATTGTGTTCCAGTCCAAGCAAATTGCCAATCATTCCAAATACTTCCCCAAAGATCTGTAGAATTATTTCTAATGGTATCAAAAACGGAGTTTTCATTTACAATTAACTCAGGTGGTGTTACTGTATCTCTCCATTCATCAATATTTGGTTCAAGAGTCATCACACCAGCATATCTAGATGCTCTTCCTGGATTAATAGTGAGATTTCTTGTCGCAAATTGATTTACAATTGTCGATTGCTCGGTATAGGGAAGAGTGATTAAATCTCCTGTTTTTCTATATCCATTTGCTGCCCTTTGTGCATCTGTTAAATTATTTTCAATTAATTCAGTCTGTGATGCATAAAAACTTGGTCTTAGAATACCAGTTTGAGTATCTACAGAACAAGCATAGTCAGTAGATAATGTATTACCTACATTATGACCTTCAAAGTTATCTACAATAATACCATTCTTAAATCTTTCGTTCCCATTTTCATCACGAACTTGGGCATTAAAAGTATCTTGTTCAAGTAAACTGAGAGTAGTATAATACTCAAGTTTTTCAATCCTTTTAACTAACTTGCCGATATCGCGCATCGTATAACGTCTATTGTCAAAACTTCTAATTTTGATGTCAGAGACATTAGCAGTATATGCAGGAATATTTAAAGTGTATAGAAGAATAGCATCATCAATCGATGAAGGAACTTGAGGATTTAATGATGGCGTACCAGATGCAACTACAAAACGTCCAGACTTATTAATATAGATTGAATCAATTCGGTTTAAATAATAACGATATCCAGTATCAAAAGATTGACCAAAAAGTGGGATAGAAGAAGCAGAAGAACCTGTAGCATCAAATTCTACTGAATTGACTATACTTCTGTTTGCAAATCCAGGTACAACAGATCCACTTGTTTCATCATAATCTGAAACTCTAGGTCTAAAATCAACTACATCTGAAAGTGAAATTAATCCATGAACACTAGAATTGAAGGTAGGAATATCACCATAATCAATATTTGTATATGAGTCAACTACAAAATAATCACCAGAACCAACGTGTCTAAAATAATCAAAGACTATAAGTAATTTGTTTGTTGGAACAGGTACTCCAGGTTTTCTGATAATTCTTGCAAGATCATAGTATGTCTCTCTTTGACCTCCATCAAAGGTAAAACTATCAGTTACATTAATATCATTGATAGTCGCCGCTGCACCAGTAGTTGACATATAAACTCCCTTGAGTCTATATCCATCAGCATATCTAAGGGGGATAATTTCATTAGTAAAATCAGAATCAATATTTTGCGTTGCATCAAGAAAAAGTGTTTTAGTTTTTGGAGTTGTGTCAGTTTTTCTTACTGTTGTAATTAATTTAAATTGAAGACCTGCATAAGAAGCACCTAAGTTAATTGTAAGAGCAGAACCCGTATTTGTAACACTACTTGAAATATCAACTAGAGAACCTGCTGAGATCGCAGGAATAGATGGGTTGGATGTGAGGAGACTGAAAACGTAAGTGTCATTTATAAATGATTCATTTGTCAAAACTGTCAGTGTCTTACTTCCAGAACCATCTAAAGTATCAATGAATTCTTTTTGAATAGTATAGTTAATATCTGTATTTGAACCAGGATTCAGAACAGCAGTGCTTACATTTTTATTAGCAAATGGTATGATATTTGTATCGGATGTCAGACCATTTAATCTCGTTCTAATACGAGTAATTGTTTTGGCACTAAATGTAGATAATACTTTACCATAAACATAAATTCTTGCAGTAGCAGTTCCACTATCCCTAACTGATTGTTTTACGATATACTTATTAGTAACTCCTACATTGTTCACTATTCTAATAATATCACCAGAAACTAATTCTGTATCTGGTCTTGCACCTAAGTTATCTGCTCTAATGAACAAATCACCATCTGTTGCGCTGAAAAGATCTCCATTAGAAATAACATAATCATCTTGAACTGAAGAAATATCTCCAGAAAAATAATTTCCAGTAGTGGAACCAAAGAAACTTCTTGCATAAGAAGAATCAAAGTTTACAACTGTACTATTATTAGTGATAGCAACAAATGATGCCCCAGTACCAGTTCCACCAGAAATTGTAACTATTGGTGGAGTTGTATATGAGGAACCCAACGAATCTCTAATACTATTCGTCAATTCAATAGAATTGATTTCACCACCAGAAACATTAATATTTGAACTTCCGATAACAGAAGTTTTATCTACACCATTAATGAATACGGTAACTCCACTTGCTGTAGTATATCCTGCCCCACCACTAACTTTCTTAAAGTATTCGATGGTTCCTTCAGGTTCAATGAAGTTTACTGGTGTCGAAGTACCAATCGTTTCTGTAATAATAGTTTCGCCTGGTCTAAAGGAACCTTTTACATTCGATAAAATTATTTCACGAGTATCTGCTGAATAAGATTCAAGAATACCTGTTGCACCACTTGATTGACCAAATACATAATATCCGATTGCTAGATTAGTTCCGCCAGTAAAGAAGTTTACATCATTTTTGCAGATTATCTTAGTTGTGTAATTAGTATTAAACAGTCCTAGTTTAAAAGTAGTTGATAAACTATCAAAAACGTTAGAAGTTGTACTTCCAGGGTTCAACAATCTTACATACTTAGTTTTAGACGTACCTATAAAACTAGTGCTAATTTTTTCATATGTCTGGAGAGTTGGAGATACTGAACCAGCTGTTGTTGTGATAGAAACTGTGGCACCTGCTCTGAAAATACCAACTCCAGTTTTGGTTACAACCAAGGTTGCAAAAGTATTTGCAGAATTTACAGCAAAGTTTTTTATTACACCATTAATTGGTCCCCCAGGTGCAGCTGCAATACTCCAGGTGCCACCAGCAGCGGCAGATGCAATAGCAGATAATCCTCCGCCAGTTACAGTAATAATCCAAGTATTTTCATCTGATGGAGCAGTGATGTCATCACCATATGAAGTATCACCAAACATTCCATCTGAAAAATTATTAAATAGTTTTATTTCAGTAAATGACTTCGTAGTAGTAATTACACCACCACCTGCAATATTTTCAATATCTGGAAATCCGTAAAGATTTCTTATAGTAAAATTTGGTCCATCTAAAATTGATAGTGCAACATTTGAATTTGTTGCTACATCTCTTGCTTTATTGATTTCTACATATCTAGTTGATGTAGTTTCAATTTCATACCCTCTTACATATGCTTTACCAGGACTCAGTTCAGCGACGAATTTTCCTGCATCACCACCCGCAGTATCAAGATATACGCCATTATTTGAACCAGTATTTAAATGTTCTCTAAGACCTAAATTAAAATCTCTTACAACATAATCTCCAGATTCATCGTAAGTTCTTCTTGCTAAAACATCTTCAAATAATGTATTATCAGCAGTTTCTACAGTTTGACGAAGAACTCCACCTTGAATTAGGAGAAGTTGAACGAAATCTCTTTGTTCTGGAAAATCTAATGTTCTCTTTGCCAGAGTAACAGTAATTTTAAGTCTATGTGCTCCTGGAGCAGTGAAGTTTGAATATCCCTGTGCATTATCCAGAAGTGAAAAATCTTCTTCTGGTGTTACAAGTGTTTCTGATACAACAAATCCAACTTTATACGAAGGAGTGTTACCGTACTTATCAAGAATTACAGTTTGCCTATCAGTTCTAACTAAAGTGCCATTAATAAAATAAACACCTTCATTAACCGTTACAGCAGAGCCAGAACCAACTGCAGGAGTGCTAGTGGGTCTTGCAGTCCCAGTAATACCAACAATAGCTGTTGGACTTCCAGGAGAATTAGCAGTAAGAGTTTCTCCCTCAGTAAATCTTGTAGCAGTAGTAGAAGAACCACTATTTTCGTATTTTACAAAAAATGTAGATGAATCTGTAGCAGTTGCTGCTGTTGCGTTTACAACGGTAGCAACGAGTCCAGAGACACTACCAGTGACTCTTGTACCAATATAATCAGTAATTAATAAGTTATTAGTGAATGAACTTAATTTAACATAATCATATCGGTCATCGTAAATAATTTCCCCAGGAACTACAATAGAACCTTGTTTAAATCTTGACTTACTTAACTGTTCAATTTGATTTTGTAAAATCGATTGAAGACTAGTAAGCTCTCGTGATTGAATAGAATACCCTGGTCTAAAAAGTACTCTATAAAAATTTTTTATTGGGTCAAAATCGTCAAAATATGGCGACCTATTTAGATTAGTATTCTGGGGCATATTTTTTTAACTAAAAAGTTTAGTTATACTAAGGTATATATTAGAATTCTACGACCAGTTTTACATCTTCAATTTGGTCTACTGCGCGAGAGACTGTTCTTCTATTTTCTGTGTAGATAATGTCTCCAGTATATTTCTTAATTTCAGGTCTTGAATAACCATTAGTAAACTGAAGATTTTGAGCTGAAAGATTATAAGCAATGTCTGGGGCTAATGAAGTTCCTGATGTCGCGCCGAGAATAGTATTAGCACCATCAAATTTGTTTAGGAATCCACCTTGAGCACCACTTGCAGAGTGCTCATATTCATTTTGATATACTTTTAAAATTTTAGTGGCACTATCCCAAGAAACTACTTTGCCAGTTGCATTCGTTGTTGTTTGAGTGACAATTTCATCAATCAAAAATGATGTAGTACTTGCTGAAGGGAATTTAATAGCGGTAAGAGCATTATATGTGGAACCAGCAGCTGCAATTCCTGAAGATTCACGAGGGTCTTTGAGAATACCAATTCTTCTGAACTCAGTATCAATTGGAAATTCATTTGCTTCACTATACTCAAGTCGAACATTAACCATTACTCGTTTTGCACCGAGTTCCTTATAAACATCAAATCCATGTCCCCCATTAGGAGAAATGATAACTTCTAAATTAGCTCCAGAACCACCTGCTCCGATTCCAGAAATTTCAGTTACATTGATATTAATCTTACCAAAGGTATAACCAGAACCAGCGTTTGTAACAGTTACTGAAGTAATAGTTCCTCCAGAAACCACTAAAGTACATAATGCTTGAGTTCCTCCATTAAGATCATAATCTCCTCTAATAGGAACATTGGTATAAGTGTTATCAGTATAACCACTACCACCATTCTTAATTACAACAGTATTGATTGAACCATCAACCGCCGCTGCTTTTACATCTACGCCATTTGTAGGGTCTCCAGAGGAACCAATTCCCCACGCTGCTGGTGTTGGGATATAAGTGCTTGTATAGAACTTCAGAACGTCATCTGTACCAATACTATACATAAATTTCCACATATATCCATCGGCAAGAGGTCCAATAATACCCGTGCCAGTTCCAGTTGGTGCTACTGTGGATGCTACACCATTGACATTAGATGGACTTGAACCATTATAAATGCACTTATAAACTTTGTAGTTATGAACTACATAAAACTTTGATGAATATAAATTAGTCGCGTTTTCTCCAGCACTATTTGCTCTATAGTCTGCACTATAGTTAGGGCGATACATTGAATATGTTTGCCCAGAAGTCCAGTCATAACGAGGAATTACCAGTCTCACATTAGCAGAATCAACTTTTTTCAATGAAATCATATCATCGAAAATTTCCTTCTCATAATTGAAATTATCAATTGGAGTTGGTGGATTATTTTCATCTGGTGTTGCAAGATAAGAAGTGCTGTGCTGACTACCAGAAGATTGACCAACATAACTGGTAACACCAGAAACCGTAGCAATATCCCAAGCCTGTGGACGACCAATAAAGAAGTACATATTAGTGGGAGATGCTTCACTAAATGCTTCTTCAAATTGTTTTGCGTTATGAATTCTGAACTGTTCAGAAATAAGAGCTGGCATGTTATTAAAGACTTAATTTTCCTTTGAGTTATTTATATTTATTACCCTCGCCAAGCAATGTTGAAATATTCCCCTACACTGTGTCCAGATGCTGTTGTAGTATTAAGACCACGAGCAACATTCAACAATGTTTGACCAGAAATAGTCGTATATTGAGCAATTTCATTACCAAATAGTACATAACCAGATACTGTTGGGAAATAATTTGTGTTTCCAGAAACAACGATTTCAGTATCAGTATCAGTAATTCCACTTGCTAATGATGCGCCAACAGTAATATATGTTTCCAATCCAAGATTAAATTCATTAAACTCATTCACACCAGTAGTTTGATTACTTCTGTTGACAAAATCACTAATAGTTAGATTAGGATACAGTCTAATAAATGTTTCAAGATTAGTATTGCTTCCTAAGATAGAAGGATTATCTCCATTGACATTCAATGGTTCGTATCCAAATGCATTATGTTCAAAAATTCCAAGTGAATTGCCGATATTATCAGTTTCAGGATTTTGCATTACTACTACTGGTGTACTAATAGTATTCATCAGAACACTAATAGTAGGAACTGTTATATCTCTCTCTGCTACAGTTCCACTAACTGTTGAGGAAATAGTACTATTAATTGATAATAAATTACCTGTTTGATATGCAGGAGGAGTATAAGACACCTCAACATTGTCTCTAGTGTAAACTGGATATTTTTGTCTAATAATTTCATATTTTTTAGCAAAAATTACTTCAGGTGCAGAAGTATAACCAGATCCAGGATTAAGGACATTAATATCAATTACTGAACCATTTCTCATTACAGGTTCAGCTTTTGCACCAGAACCTGGATTATCACAAGAATTTCTAAAAACAATAATGGGGGCAGTATCATAATCAAAACCACCATTTAGAAGAGTTACTGATGTAACACCACTTGTAGATCCAGAAATAACTGCTGCAGCAACAGCATTTTTACCTCTAACATAAGAATTATCATCAAAGATGAGGCAAATATACTGAAGCATATCAGAATACTTGACAAATTGGGATCTAATTTCAATCAATTCTTTTGGAGTCTCGCCCTCAATAGCAATTCTATCTCCTGGTTCGATATATGAGTATGAAGTTTGATTTTTAGTCCAAACCTGACAACCATCAGGAGTTACATCACCAATTGTGTAAATTGGGTCAAAAACTTTTCCATCATAAATTGATAAAGTTTTGTCGAATGATTTTCCATAGAAGAAAAGCATCTTGCAATTTTTATTTGCTTGGGGAGGTTCGTTAAAGAAAATGACACTTTCATTAATGGTATAAGAATCACCGTAAAGTTGAGGAACTCCATCTAAGAGAACTAATAATCTATCTGGAACTCCAATTTTATAATTATCACTATTATATTGCAGATTGAAAACAGTTTGTGAACCATCAATCAAATTATTAATACTATCAAGATACTTATACTTACCAAATGAATATGCATAGAACTTTCTCTCTTTTTCTGGAGTGAAAGTAAAATTAATTCTATTTGGAGATACTGTCCTATCAATAGTGTAGGTTTCATCATAGAATTGAAGAACACCGTCAATGAATACTAAAAGATTTTCATCTGCTTCAGTGGTCAATGCAGTACCATTTTCTTTATAAAGATCAAAAGAATTTGTATTTCCATCAAATAATATTGTTTTTACTTTATAAACGTACCTTGATTGGTCAGCAGGACTTGTAAATTTATAAGATGCAGAATAGAAAGTAGAACCTTCGCCAGGTGGCTCTTCAAACATAATCTGGCCATTATTAATATCAAAAGAACCTTTTCTTACTTCAGCATTAATTAAATCACCACTATCCAATACTCCAGATGCAGGTATAAAATCTGGAATGATTGTTAAATCTTTTACTGTTAATTGATTTGTCAAAGCAAGTTTCATTAAATCTCTTGCTCTATTAAATGCAATTATAGTTTGAGGGACTTCTCCTTCAACACCATTTGAAATTAATGTAGTTCCAGATGGAGTAAAATATGCCCTAGTTGCATTAAGTATATTGCTATTTCCTCCAGTATACATATCCTGAACAACTGCATCGACAATATGACCAATATCACGAACACACTTTGCAGGATCTGGGTTTCCAGTAAATCCAGAAATCACGCTATATGCATCAGTAATAATTTCTGTGCGATTTGCTGTAATTAAATTAGCACCATCTCTATGTCTATTTGCTGCAATAATTTCAGAATTTCCTGAAGTAACTGCCCATACACCATTATTTTCAGTTGGTAAAGTTACTGGTGAACCAATGTCTGCCAGAGACAAAGCATTAGTTATGATTCCAACTAAATTATCAACGGTAGACCTTACATCAGCACAAGTTCTAGGGTCATTATTCGTAGTAATTCCGACTTCATTTTCAAAGAGAATTGTAAACGTGTTAGATGATAGTACATCATATATTTGAAATCTATCGTTAAAGATATATGGCACCCCAGTTAAAGTCACTCCACTAATACTTACATATCTACTTACTGGATAAGTTTCTCCAGATAAAGTATAAGAATATCCGTGAGGTTCAGAAGTTGTAATAGTTGCACTTCCTCCATAATATGAAATAGAACTAATATCCTTTGTTTCTATAGGTTCTTGAATAATCTGATTTAAAACAACTAAGTTGGAATATTCTTCCATATCAGATGTAGGAGCTCCATCAATTGTCGTCAAATTAAATACTTTATTTGTTCCATTGAATTGAGACGATAAATCTGAAATTCTTCTAACATCAACATCATTGTTTGATACGTTAACAAGTGCGGAACCAACTCCAGGAATTTTCGGTAGAATTGATTGATTAATAATATTAACACTTCTTCTTGTCTGTGAAATAAAAGATTCTACATTAATTCCACTTACTGTAATAATTACTTGATTCTGTGTAGGATTATTAGGTAAAAATACACTGCCAGTATGACCTGATGCAGTGAAATTCATTTCGTCTCTTAAAGATACTTCACCAAAAAGTTTAAATCCTAACGGATGAGTACTTTTGTTTAGTTGTTTTCTATAACTTCTGAGAGACTTCGTGGTTCTTACAACATACGAATAATCTTGGTAGTAATAACTATCTGTAATTTTTTGAGATGAAGAACTGATTTTTCCGAGGTCATCATCAAAATATCCAAATCTCGGAATATAACCAGTTACATTTCCATAAACAGTAGCATATTTAATGTCTTTTATGATAGATGTTGAAAAATTGACAGTACCAGTTAATAATGTATTAATTTTCAGAGAATCTAAATTGCCTGTCAGTAAATTTAATTTCAGTAAGTATGAATTGTTACCAATTTTATCAATTCGTTTTACTTCAAAAGAAACATTAGATGGATAATTTAAAATTTCCCCAATTCTATAAGGAATATTCAAATTAGTTACTATTATCTTTACATCAAATTTAAGTTCTTTAGCAAGAGTTCTATCAACACTTAATCTGTTGCCATAATTATTAAATCTGATTGTTTTAATCTTTCCAATACTATCACTCTTCGGAAAAATAGTTGCTGATTTGTCTATCGCAACAATTTTATCAAAAACTTTATAACCTCTTCCTGGTGAAGTTATAGTAACAGATTGTACTCTACCATCTACAATTACTGGTGATAATACTGCACCACTTCCAGTCGATGTTGAAATACGAAGCTCGACATCATTTGTATATCTTGTACCACTATTCAAAATAGATACAGTATCAAAACCACCTCCAGATGACAGCGTAAATGCAAGTCGTACAGCATCAACCTCTTTATGAGTTACACCTATAACAGTTGGTAGTTTTTTAAATCCAAAACCACCATCAATATTTTCAATAGAAACAATTTTTCCTAATGCTGATTCCGAAGTAGTTTCATAATTAATATTATTGACTACTCTTTCCTCTGGCTGACCATTTATAGAGTATTTAAAAGTATGATCATCGATTATGGTTATGTCCTTAGGACCTGAAAAATAATTATTTTTTACATCAAACTTATTTCTTCCGTTGACAACTCTATTTCTCAATTCATAATAATATAATCTGGAAATATCTAAATCTGATAAAATATTTTCATCGAAAATTATTACTGCTCCAGTATTTCCAGGAACTCCAGAAACAGTAGCAAAATTTATTTGGTTGATATTACCAAAATCTTCACTAAAAACCAAAGAATATCCAGTATTACTTGAATCACTTACATCAAAGAGATATCTAGTTCCCTTGATTAGTTCAAAATCAAGATTCCTCACAAAATAATTACCTGTATTAGTGGGGTCGATTTCCCAATAAGCTTTTTTCTCTGTTATTGTATTAATTGCAATTCTTCTAACAGGTGAATTACCATCAGATATAATACTAGTATTAACAAAGTTTCCGTTACTTACTTTTAATTCTATAGTTTTGTCTTGTTTATTTAATGCGTAAATTGTTCCTGTAGCAGAACCATCAGTAATTGTTTGTCCAATACTTAAAAGATATGGAAATTCTTCATCTGGTAAATATCTAAGAACTGATTGTGTACTATTATGTAATCCTAATGTAGTTCCTAATTGAGCTCTTTGAACTGTAAGATTACCAGATAAAGTTCCAGTAATTGCAGTAATTCTCATTATTTCACTATTAATTCTAATATAATCATTAACACGGAATGATGTAATATTATTAACACTTATTACTGTAGCAGTAAATGTCACATCAGTTGCCAGAGTAGAACCAACTAATGGGTCATTATATGTAATAGTCTGATAATCAGAAACTTTTACCTTATAGGTTGTAGTTAATGGAATATTCCTTGCTGTCATATTGACAACAACTTGTTCATCAATAGATAATCCATGAGGAACTACCGTAGTTACATATGCTTCATAAGGAATTGTGACACCAGGGCAAGTAATTGCAGTTGGATATGGAAATTGAGTTACTCCACTTGTTATGGTAATACCAGATGCAGTAAATCCCGATACAACACTATAAGTGACAGAACTAACAGTTACACCTAAAATTTTGTTTACTTTTGCGATTAATCCAGAACCTTCAGTATCAGTATTATCGAGGTATAGGTAATCATTTACCTTAAAATGTGGTTCACTATCATAAACCTCATAACTATCAACAGACCCTCTATCCACAGCATTTACAAATAGTCTTGTATCAAATCCCGTTGTTGGCATTAAGGGAGTTCTAATTCTCTTAGACTGTAAAGGAAGATTAGTTTCTGTTTGTATTGAAGAAACATCAAAATTAGATATTGATGGAACATATTTGTAAGTGTTTCCTATGATGTATGGATATACACCGTTACCAAATTGATCAACAGTTATAAAATAAGCATAGATACCGTCTGGATATTCTGGTGTTACGCAAAATCTTCCATTATGCTGATCAAGAGTTCCAGAACCATTTACAAATTCATAGTCGTCAATAAATGATCCTAATGGGTAATTAATTACACTTGGTCTTCCAGAAACTGGTGTAGATACTAAAGAGTAACTACTCGTCATTCTGGAAATACCAGAAGAAGAACTTAATGGACTTGTATATCCATAAGGACCATAAATTGGAGATCCATCATATGCCCAACCAATAATTGGCGAATGAACAAACCCACTTGATACTTCCTGGTATGCTGAAGATACTCCTTCAACGTTATCATTTAATTCATATCTAAGAAGTTTCGGATTTAATGCATATGCGTATTCAAGTCCACGTTGAATATCAAGTCCTTCATACAAATATCCATTAGAAAAATCTACCTTAGGTGAAGTTACTGGTTGCCAGGGATCAGATGGTAGGGATCTTTCATTTAAAAGTCTGAATACTCTATTATATCTCCAACGTCTAACATTTGCAGTTGCTACAACTCCAGTTCCTTTTGAAATTAAAGAAACTATAATGTTATTTTTATCATTGTAATCAACACCGCCATTAAGAATAGTAATTCCAGTAACAGTTCCTCCAGAAATAGTTGCAGTGGCAAATGCACCTCTACCTCTTCCTGTAATATCTCTAATTATAACATCAGGAGGGACTACATAATTGTTTCCTGGATTTGTAATTGTAATAGTTTTGATAGAACCACCAATAATATCTGTCTCGTTCAAAATAGTTGCTGTTGCATCAAATCCATATGCAATTTCAATAGTTGGATTAGATGTATATCCAGTCCCGCCATTTACTACTGCGACAGATGTGACCTGACCATTAGTAGTTACACCACTAAAAGTTGCCCCAGAACCTCCACCACCAGTTAATCTAAAAACAGGATTTACACCTGTTAAAAACCCTTGTCCACCATTAGTGATGGTAATAGATTCAATACTTCCAAAAATTTCAGAGGTTGTATCTATACAACTATATGATTCGACACCATTGACAAAAATACCAGTTGCTTTTTGACCAACAGGTTGTGCTTGAGTAAGTCTTTCAGTTTCTAAAGGAATATTCCTGAGTAAAAGTTGATTTCCTGGATTTCCAGTTACTCCTCTAAAAGGTCCTATTGCATGACTAGGTAATCCAGTAGAAGCAATGTATGCATAATCATTTGTTTTATATACTGCAGATACATTTGTAGAAATATTTCTAATCGCATCATTGATGATAGAATTTGAACTTGATGCGGTTAATCCTGTTTCGTTAAAAATCCACTCTGTAAATTGTTTTCTTAAATCAATAACTCCATTGGGAGTAAGTTCAATATTTTCATTTGTTTCATAGTAAGAAGAACCATCTTCAATGGTAGCAGAACTCATTACACCAATCAGTTTTAATTTGACAATATTTGCATCATCAACTATTCCATTCTTATAACCATAAAGATACTCAGTAGTGCTTACATTTGATTCTATAGGATGAGAAGATGCTACAGTATCAAAAGTCCCCCTTACACAATCGAAAAATTGATTAAATGACTTATACCTATAAGTAATATACTCATTATTAATTTTTATAATACCTTGCTCTTGAGGAAATCCAATTGTTGAATCTACTAGAATAGTATTATCAGATGGTAATAATTGCTTTCTTAGAATTGTATTTGAGGGAACTATAAAGTTTTGTCTTTCTAAGATATTAAGGTTTAATTCAAAAATAGTCCCAGCGTTAGAAATGCTATTGACTAAAACTGGTTCTAGTATAGAAGAAACTGATGGAGTACCAGCAATATCTGTTTGGAAGATTTGATATCCTACTAAATCACCAGGATTTCCTGATATTGCTTCTACTTTGATAATATCATCAACTGTCCAGTTTGATGTAGACGCTTTGAGCAAAGTCTCACGGGGGAAAAATACCTCAACTTCTTCAGCAAAAATTGATTGAAATAAAAACTGAATTGAAGTCGTAGTTCCCTTATAGCTATAAAAATCTTTAATATTTTCAAGTAAAGTTACTTGATCGATATCAGAATCTAACTGAGTATATGGAAATCCGTCAAGATACTGATTCTGATAATTTTTGATGAATGCAAATAGAATTAAATTAGAAAGATTTTTTACTGTGCTTCCATTTGTATGTAAAGCAGCAACAGAATTAGTAACTGTTGTTCCTAAGTCACTCAATACGGTAGTTGCTGAATATCCCCTGACACAATTTAAAAATTGATTAGTAGTTTTATTTACTTCTTTATAAAAAATTATTTCTCTATCAACTAAAATAATACCTTCTTTCTCTGGAAATCCCTTTACCGAATTTACAGAAATAGTTGTTCCAGAAGATGTTACCCCAGAAGTTAAATTAGTTTCACTTATCAAATTCTCTTTTGTCAGAGAGTCAAAATTAACATAGTCTAAAATATTATTGGCGATGTCAAGCACACCCCCAGAAATTTCTAGAGATTTATAATAACTAGTGAAAAAATTTGAAAATCTTGGAAATTCTTCTTTAATAAAAGAAGGAAGTTGCTCTTCAATAAAAGTTGAAATATTTAACTTATCTGAACTCATCTTTAGTGACTCTATTCTGGAACTATAGTAAATACACTATTGTCTAAGGAAAGATCTAGATAAACTTCCCTAACAGCACGAATATCTGGATTTCTTGGTATAACTGTCATAAAAATTTCATTATTCTCATTAGAACCAGATGTGATAGTAATTAAATCGATAGAAACTTCGCCCTTTTCAAAATCAACTCTACCAATTGAATCTTTTAAAATTATTTTATTGGATGTAATTGGGTCAATAGTATATATTCTAATTGTGCCATCACTAATATTGTCAAAATATGCATCAACATTTGGATAATCGCTGAATCTAAATGAAGATGATGACAGAGTTGCTTCTCCGCATAATGGGTCAAGTTGATTAACATAGCAAAGCAAATATTGAGCTCTTGTTCCGATTGCAGGAATTAATTTTTTTCTTAATCTCAAATTAGTTACGTTAGATATAATAGAATCTTCAGATGAATCAATTACTGTACTTAATTTACTCTTTCTAATAACACCATTAAATTTACTAATAGCATTAGTAGTTTCGTAACTAGATAAATTTTGTATAACAATACTTCTAATTTGTTCCTGACCCAAATTAGTTGCAGTACTATCATAAAAAATTCTACTAAACATTAAAACTTCTATAATTGAGGGGTCTACAATTACAGGAATTACTGAGGCAACAGAATATTTTCTTAACTCTGATAAAATATTTCTTTTTGTTGAACTACTTAACTTATCAGCATAAGTAGGTTTGATTGCAATTTTTACTCTTCCATATTCAGGTGGACTTTCATCTTCTCCGCCATATACAATGATATCTGCAATAGCTGGAAAAATTCTTTGAAGAATAATTTTATAATCATCAAGTGTAACTGCTCTATTCTGAGAAGAATAAAATTTTGGTGCGTTTAATTTAATTTGTTCAACTGTTTCTACATCACTACCCCCAGCAGATTTAGAAATTACTAAAGTACTAATGTTATTTAAAATTCTATTAGAATTATCATCATATATTTCACCAGTAAACACATAACTACGAATATTATTTGCTCTACTTCCAGATGAAACCAAATACGAAACTTCAATGACTTCATTATTCTGAAGTTTCCTTCCAATAACCCCATCACCGAAAATTAATTCATATCTCTGATCATCTGTTTCTTGGACAAAAAATACTTTATCTGTTGATTTAATATTTAAAATATTTTCTGCCTGTGTATACTTTACTAAAGCTGAACTTGTTGGTCCTGACCTGACAAAAACTCTAATTGTAGATGTATCAATATTTTCTGTTGGAATTATAAATTTTTGGTTTGAAATAGTATCATTTACTGTAAACTTATAAGTTAAATACAAACCCTCTATTACATCAAGATGATTTGTCCCTTGTATATTAGTAATTACTGCTTTGTTATTTGAAACTGCTGTAATAACATCTTCCAATATTGCAAATTGAAATGTCTCAGAGCGATTAGTTGGGTTTGATGATATATAACAATTTCCTTTCTTGAGGGTTACAAACCTAGGGACAAGATTAGGATCTTGTGCAGCAATTGATGAAAAATCAACTGTTAAAGATAGCGTTGCTTTTGATGAGGTTTTTGATTTTGGTGTATATCCAAGTTGCTTTGCAATTTTAACTACATTGTCTCTTAGCGAAGCAGAACTTAAAAAAGTCTCATTAACTGCCATCGTTGTATTGAAGGCAGTATAGTACGTATTATACGCTAAAAGGTCAAGAATAGCAGATAGAGTAGAAGACTCAAAATCATAGTCAGTAAAATCCGTATTCGTCCTCAGATACTCTCTGAGAGCGGTTTTAATATCATTAAAATCTAGGGAACTAACTTGTGTGAATGCCATTTACTACGTTCTGGTTCTTGAACTTAAACTCAGGTTGACTGTATTCAGTGCCGCGCTGAAATCTTGTAAGGTATATTCAATTTGAATTTCATAAGAATTCTCTTCTTCATTCAAATTAATAAAAATATTGATTAAATTAACTCGTGGTTCAAAATTTTTGATTAAGTTTTCAATTTCAGTTTTGATAATACCAGCGGTAGCATAATCAAATGGTTCAAATAATAAATCTGGCACTCCACTACCAAATCTTGCATTAAAAAATTTTTCACCTTTTCTATAAGAGAAAAGATTTAATATAGATCTTTTAATAGCATTTTCATCTTTTAAAATAACAACATCACCCGTTAATGGATTGCGAGAAAAAGTCAAACTCAAATCTTTATAAGACCTTGATGGTTTGAGTGCCATTTACAATAAAGGTTTTATTTATTTATGGTTATTCGTGCCATCTCTCCACATAATCATCAAATCCACCTTTCCCCCCACAAGGTCTTGAATATCTATCTACTGGGGGTTCGTTAACCTTTTCATTGTTTGTGTTAATTTTTTCGTTATTTGTTAACATATAATCAGTAATTAACCGATTTGTGCCCCAATTTTGTTTCATAAACTCAACATCACGATCTACTTGGTATTTTGCCATCTGTTTTCTCCTAAAATAGGTTGAACAGAACTTTTTACGGGGTTGCTATCCCGAATTTTTAACCATTTCGTAGTCATCACCAAGAATTTCTTTCAAATATGCATCATTCCAGTGATGATAATATCCTGTATTTGCTAATTTTTGACGATTTTTTCTCAAATCTTCCTTATTTTGCATCAAAATCAAGTTGTACTTACCATTATTCGTCTGAACATCTCCGATATAAGTGTCATAAGACCCACAATCTTCAAAAAATAACCATTCTGGGTATAAGTTGTTGTAAAAATTGACCCAAAATTGTACGCTTTCTAGGTCAAAGTAATCTTCCACGGCATAAAAAACGACATCATACCCAGAGATAGGTATGATGTCCTCTGCTTGACACTCGACAATTGTATATTTTGCCTTTGAAGCATAAGGACAAACAGAAAAACCTCCTAATTCTGGTCGAACTTCAGAGACTTTTTGTATCCAGTCCTTTATGTGTGCTTCAACTTCAGTCATTTATTATCAGGATGCTCTTGTTGTGCAACTGGTTTTCCTGCAACCCATCCAAAAACCGTAGGTTCTTGAACTTCAACTTCGATAGTATCTTTTTCATCTACGATATTATCGTTATTTACATCTGTGCCTGATTGTACAGTTTTTCTACGAGCCATTAGTTTCCTTGTCCCCTGTAGCGTTTTCTTGCCCCGTTACGAGAGCTTGCACTGTATTTAGTATGCTTACCATCTCCTTGACGACTTTTTTTAGGTTTGGACTCAATCACATCTCTATTTGTGAGTGAAGGACGCTTTGCCATATTTAATCCACAGAGTACAATCTAATTATAGGGTATTGGTAGAAACTTGTCAAGTGCTAATCACTACTCTGGAAGAATAACCTGCACTGCCAGCATTTCCTCTATTTGGGTCAGAACTATTGGCAAACCCACTAGTAGAACCTCCAGTCACAATCGAAGTGTTTATATATCCAGAACCACCACCACCTCCAGAAGATCTTCTAGTGCCACTTCCAAAGTCATTTCCGCCGCCACCACCGCCGCCGCCATAATATCCTCCACCGCCGCCGCCACCGCCTCCAGCGTTTGGAAATCCACTTAATTGACCAGTTCCACCAGTTCCTCCTTGAAGAGCACTTCCTGAACCGCCGCCACTGCCGCCATGACCACCGCCAGATGATTGAGAACCGCCGCCACCGCCAGATGAACCAATTTGAGAATCTCCAGAATTACATCCAGTTCCTCCCGAAGAACCGCCGCCAGTACCACTGCTATTAGTACAACCATATCCGCCGTCCCCTCCTCCGCCACCAGCAATCATAATTGCATTTGCTTGAGTAATATTTGTTCCACTAAAAATACCAGCATATCCTCCACCATTTTGTCCATTGCCAGGCCAACCAGAACCTGTTCCACCAGAACCACGTCCAGTATCAAGTTTTACTGTGTATGTGCTTCCATTTACAAAATTAACAGTTCCAGTAGAATATCCACCAGTAGATGATTGTCCTCCCTGACCCCACATTTTAACTGTTCTCCCAATAGTTCTAAGTGAGGTTAATGTATAAGTTGTAGCGGAACCGCCGTCTAAAATTAATGGTCCATCAGTTGCAAAATTCCAATTTGTTTTTCCTGCTACTGCTGGGGAAACTTGAAAATCAAATCTGTACGTTAGTTCAAATATAATTAATCCAGCGTTACCACTTCTACCTGCTTGATAACCACCAGGACTAGACACAAAATTATTCCACACAGTTCCAGTTACAGATGGATTAACTCCTCCAGATGAACCCAAAAAACCAGTGCTAGAAGAAATACTAGTATCAGATGGACCAAGATATGCAGTATTAACATATCCAGATCCTCCTCCACCCCCGCCACCAGTGCAATCAACGGTTTGACTACCGCCACCACCGCCACCACCATAATAACCTCCACCACCACCGCCACCACGACGACTGGTTCCTACACCAGTACCACCACTGGCACCACCACTCTCAAATCCAGAACCACCGCCAGTTGTGTAAA